AACAATGGAAAATAACCGGTCATTCCTATCTATCTGCTCTTCAGCTGCTCCTTTCAGTCGCTTCTGTCTGCTCCCAAGCTAATAATTGCAGTTACTTGCTTAATTGTTTATTAAAAAGTAATTTATATTCAAGTGTGTGTGACAAAATGAATATGACCTCTCATATACCACATATTACCACTTTCTACCACTCAAATAAATATCATCACCCTTATTATTATATATAGCTAACACCAAGACGAGTGTAACTAATACTCACGTTATTGCAACAAGAGTATATGTTGTCTCTCTCTCTATAGGAATAGTATCATATTACCCGCAATATTGCAATCACCACTAAATTTAAAACCACATGCAAAGAACAATAATTCTTAAACCACAATCCATTATGCAATACAAGTCTATGATAGGCGTAGTATTGTACAATGAAGATGACATACTAACATTTAGTACTGGTCATAAGATATATCGTATCAAAGAAAAAGACTTAACGCATCCATTAAATGATCTAATAGAAAAAACGTTTGATCGTAATGATGATCTTAAGCACTTGGCTATTGAACATGATATAATAGAAGTACAACAAAGAGATAGTATAGAAACTTATCTATCTTATGTAAAAACTTATAATTAAATCCACTAAATTAAAACCATCATGAAAAAAATATTAAAGTACATCGTTAAGCTTCTATTCGTAATAGTATTACCAGTAGTTGTATCAGTATCTAGTATCTATTTAGTTATAACCAATTGGGAACATACACCCTTAATGGTTATGGTTGCGTTGAGTATAATAACACTGTTGACTCTATTCAATGCTTTCTTCTATAGTGCCGTATTAAGCACTACTAAGTTATTACCACAGATTACATTTGAAACCGGTTTAGTAATAGGCTTTTGTATCGCTTATGATAGAAACGCTATGAGACCTACAGTAACAATTGTAATACCTTTTGTAATAATTGAAGTACAACCAAGAAGAAAATAAAAAGTATCACCAGTGACCCACTAACAATACCAGTAATATTATATCTATAATAACAATAGATATTAAGGCTAAGAAACAATGGTTATTTAGTGGTAACCGAAGACAGATTTGAGTAGCTCGTAATGGTCTAATACATTACACTACTCTATCTTGTCTTTATAAATCTAATCAAATGAAAAAAAAACTTGTTTACCTAATGCTACTGTTATTTACTACAGGGCTATTACTACAATCTTGTTCATCATCACGTCAATGTACATCTAAAGCTACAAATAGAGGTGGTGGTTATTATATCAATAGATAAATCCAATTTAAAATGAAAACAAAAACATACACTATAGCCCAAGACTCAATTAAAGACGTTTTAAGCACCTTAATTGATTCTGAGGGTCTAGGAAACTGGAAGAATTGCAAACACATCATTGACTTACTAATATCGCTTCCTGAGCATTCTGTAAGTGCATTAATAACTCTTGTGTTGGCAAAGAAAGAACGTGAGCCATTAAAAATGGGTGATCATGTAACTTTTAAACCATCGTCATACTCTTCGCATTATGATAGAGATGTGATGATTGACAAAAAACTAATGAGTGAAGACGGTTATGTCTATGGTATTGTAAATTCAGACGGTTCATGGAGTACTGATGGGGAATTTAATCCTTACTACGGTACTATGAAAATACAAGTCTATGTCTGGTCAGATGATACTGTAATTACTCAAGAAGAAACAGTTAATACTTTTGATTTAAAGACCATTAGTAAATCTGACTTACCAAAGTTTAATGACAAAAGTCATTTAGAATTCTTTGAAGAGATCATAGAAGACCCTAACCAAACTAAAATAGATATATAATGGCAAAAATTAGCATGGAGCTACTTACACGTGAATATAAAAACTATTTAAAAGTTAAACATTCTATAGATAAAACACCTAATGGTAAAATGACTTACTTCGGTAAAGAAATGAACAGGAGGTATCTATTTGAAGATGATGTACTGGATGATGAGAAAGATCATAACCGTGCATTGATGATAATCATGAGAGATCATATTGAAAGATCCGTCAAGTAAATATAGATATGGTATAGTATCGCGTGATATTATATTAGCTCCAGACATTACACTGCAGGCCAAAGCATTATATTCAGCTTTAGCATGTTATGCAAACAATGAAAGAACTTGTTTTCCTTCTATATCAACACTGTCCAATGACTTAAATGTTAGTGAAAGCACTATCAAAAGATTGATAAAAGAACTGAAAGCAAAGAATTTCATCAAAAGGATAGGTAGAAAATTGCTAATACAATGAAACGTTAGCTATATATATGCTTATTAAATTAAGTATTTAAGCAAATCATTTATCTATTAAACCAGTTAGGGCTGTAATTTTATTTATTTTTGTTAGAGTTACTAACATAATAAAATGATCATACAGTTACCCAATGGTAGAATAGTTGAGTGTTCAATAGAACAATATTTGTCTCTTTCAGATCAAGAGGTAAATGATCTTAACGGCTTAAGTACTTCATATACCAAAGAAGTGGGTGATCCCTTTTACAATAAGTTTTCAGGAAAGTCTGTATTAGAGACAGATCCTGAGATATTAGAGTCTGTCCAAGAATATGAACCAGGACTTGATGAAATAGAAGCTTATGAAAAACTGGAAGACCCGTATTTTCACTCGGATGATGTCTAATAGATAGGCACTCCAATCATTTATTAATTTCAAAATAATTTATTATGCAAAGTAAAGTAAACATCCTTGCGGATGACATGGGAAATGTTGTACGCCAATCTAGCTCAAATCCAGAATTCGGTCACGTAAGACTACAACAAACCAGAGTAACATTTGGTAATGGAGGTTGGGTTAAAAAATCAAACATCAGCACATTATTACACGGTAAACTAGAAGACCTAAAAGAATTAGGACTAGAAGCTATGGATTCAATACCAGGTAAAATTGTTATTAAAGAATCTTTAGAGCCATTTAGTAAGAATGACCCTGATAGAGATTACAAAAAAGCTGGTGAAACAGGCATCATATGTGCTGTTGACGGACAACCTATTTATAGGAAAACATTCTTTGTAGCAGATGCTACCGCAGAGGATGTATTAATTGCACACAATAATGGTCAAGACATTAAGGATGCAAATAGTTCTGAAACAAGCAACGCAGCAGATGTTAAAGTATCTGCCGCAGAAGCATTTGGCTTTGAAGATCCAGAGAAAAAATCAGATGACAATACAGAAATTGTTGCTGAGGAAGTAGTTGAAGAAGAAGTTCTTGAAGAAGAAACTTTTGAACTATAACTAAAATTCTAAAGAATGCGTGAGGTTTCCCTATAGGGAATTAATTACTGATGGGTACATGCAGTAGCCTCTCTCATTTTATATCTTATACTAATCTCTAAACTCATAAAACCACATGTCATATGCTATCTCAAGAACAAATCAACCAGCTAAAACAAAAAGAAAGTCAAAACTTACTATCTCAACGACTGCAACGTTACCACTATTATGGAATATTGGAAGAATACCAATTACATCCAGCCTCAATAATTAATTCATTTGAATATAAAAAGTTAAATCCTTATCAGCACTTCTTATTTAAGAGAGTGTTACATGGGCTTAATGTTTATACAAAAGATGAAGTTGCTAAGTTACATTGGGATAAGAAGAGGAGAATATCTAAAGTTTGGAAAAGATCTCAAAGAGAAATCAATGCATGGAAACAAATGATAACTAATAAAAGAGTTAATGGATTCTTTGCAAGAACTTTTACAGGTCCTGCTATGGAATTTATTATATCAGTTCCATGTGATGAGGTCTTAGAAGACTACCACAACAAGTTGACTTTCAAAGAGTTAAATATAGAGTATGAAGATGTAATATTATTGTTTATGTCTAAAGGTCTATTACCTAAAAACTATTTAACTTTGAAACCTAATGCTAATCAACAAGCCTTACAAGGATGATTGAACAAAAGAAGAAACTATGTAACAATTGCAATACTGAGCAGTTCATTTGGAAGAATGATAAAGGCAGCCGGTATTGCAAGAGTTGCTGGTACAAATCAAAAGGTCCAACTGCTAAGCCGTTAAACAAGAAGAGGATAAACCCTAAATCTAAGAAGATGCAGATCTTAGACTTAGCTTATTCTAAGTTAAGGCGTAAGTTTATGGAAGAGAATCCAATGTGTGAAGCTGCATTACATTGTTGTAATGGAGGAGCAACTGATGTTCATCATAAAAAAGGACGTGGGCAATACCATTTAGCAGTTAGTACTTGGCTATCAGTATGTAGACCGTGTCATAATTATATAGAAGAGCATCCTGAAGAGGCTATAGAATTAGGTTTTTCTGAAAAAAGGATTTAAGTTTAATTTATAAGATCAGGTCCTATAGCTCAAATGGATAGAGCAACAGCCTTCTAAGCTGTAGGTTCAAGGTTCGAGTCCTTGTGGGATCACCTTTAACACCAAAGAGAAATGAAACAAAATAAAAAAGATAGGTTACTTAAGATAGTAGCTTGGACAATCATTTTATCAATAACAATAATACTATGGCAAAAAATACTTCTGAAACTATTTCCAATAGAAATGTAATACAAAATCAAGCACTTGAAGTAGCAAAAGCACATAAGAGATGTGGATTGGGTATATCTATGGGTGTAGGTAAAACAAGAATTGCAATACAACACTTACAATATTGTTATAATCCATTAGTAGAAGCTTTAGTTGTTATACCCAAACATTCAGTAGCGCAAGCTTGGATAGATGAGTTAGGAAAGTTAAACTTGCAAGATTTAATTAAACATATAACGTTTACTACTTACATATCACTAAAGAAACATAATCCAAATAACTATGATATAGTCTATTTAGATGAGTGTCATAGTTTATTGGAAAGCCATGAAATCTTTTTATCACAGTTTACTGGTAAGATATTAGGATTGACAGGTACTCCACCGAAAGATGATTTCTCTAGTAAAGCAGTAATGGTAAATAAATATTGCCCTATTAAATATAGGTTTACTGTAGATCAAGCAACAGACTCTAACATCTTAAATAATTATAGAATTATAGTTCATCAGTTAGAACTATCTAAGAAACCTACGTTGAAGAAGACTAAGAAGAATGGTGGCTACTGGTATACAACTGAACTTAAAGATTATAATTATGTAAGCTCAAGAGTTGCAGAGGCTCAATCACCCAAACAAAAGCAGTTCGCTGCTATTATGAGGATGAGAGCATTGATGGAATATAGTACTAAAGAGCTATATGTTAAGTCATTAGTGACTAAACTAAGATCTAAATGTATTATATTTGCAAATACCCAAAAACAAGCAGATAAGCTGTGCAAGCATAGCTATCATTCTGGTAATAAATTGTCTGAAGATAATTTAGAATTGTTTTCTGATGGTAGAATAGATCAGCTATCATGCGTCTTACAGCTGTCAGAAGGTATAAGTATACCAAACTTAAAAGAAGGTATTATTATGCATGCATATGGTAATGAAAGAAAGTCCTCACAGAGGATTGGAAGGCTTCTAAGGTTAAACCCTTCAGATACTGCAACATGCCATATACTGTGCTATAAAGGCACACAGGATGAAGTCTGGGTTGAAAAAGCCCTTAAAGACTTTGATACAACTAAAATTAAATACTATAAACCTTAAAAAATCAAAATCATGGAAACATTAATTATTATCTTATGCACCACCATAGCACTATGTGGAATCTTTATTTCTTATTTAGTAGGAAAAAACAATGGAGCTAAAGAAATCAAAGCCACTTTAAATAGCATGACTATAAGACAAATGATAGCTAATAAGAGAGATGAATTTAAATCTATATAGCTATGGGACGCATGAAAGAATTATTTATAGAGAAACAAGAAGAACTAGAATACCGTGGCGTTCATGACTCTATGATACACAGTTATGCTAGAAAAGCAATAGAAGAATATATAGAAGAAGGTGATACACCTTGTCCTAACTGTAACATGCCAACTTTGTTACGCAATGAATCAAATGCTAAGTGCACTGAGTGTGCTCAAGAGTTTGTTTATGTTGACGGAGGAGCACTAAGATTTTTGTGATATGGAATTTATAACAAACACAGGAGAAACAGTAGAAGTAGAATATACTTATGATCCAGGTGAACCAGACCAATGGTATGATTCCAACGGAGATCCAGGTACACCGGGTTATGGACCATCAGCAGATATAAAGCATGTTTGGTATACTAATACGGATGTTAATGGTAATCAAGTTACTGTAGACGTACAACACTTATTAGAAGAAGACATAGAAGAAAAGATTTTAGAACGTCATGAGTGAAAAAATAGTAAAAATAGTTAATAACACAACTTATGTTTTTATGAATGGTCAGTGGTTTAATGAGAAGTCTAATGTAGAATTAGATCCTCATGATCCGGACTATCGTGTAGCATGGGATATAAAACCAATATAAAATGGCAAAGAAAAAAAAGAAAGTTAGACAGTATAGAAGTAATCAAGGTAGATCACCTGAGAAAATGGAAAAGATTTACAAGGGTTGCTTTTGGATAATAGTAATAGCTCTATCTTGTGTAGCAAGTGCGGGTATATATAATTTATTGTCTTTATGAAAGATAACTTATTTGTAAAAGCATCAATTAAGAACGGTGAACTACATTTCCCTATAAAAGCAGTGGGCACTAGGTTTAAGAAGTTCTTAAATCAATTACCTGATGATTCTAAATTAGAAATATTTATAGGAATTGGTGGTGATAAAGGTAGTAACCCACAATTAGCCAGGATACATGCTATGATTAGAGAAATAGCACAAGAAATTGGCTACACATTTGTAGAAGCCAAATTAGAAGTAAAAAGAGCCGCCGGCTTATGTTTTGTAAGAGACAGACAAGAGTATTGTAAGTCTTTTGCAGATTGTGACAAAGATGAATTAAATCTTGCAATACAAGCATGTGTGGAAATAGGAAACTTTAATGGTATGAATCTAAGATAACTATTTAACTATAGTCATTTTAGCATTTATATCCTTAATTTTTTCTGATACATCTGATCCTTTCTGGATCATCTTGGCAAGTTCTTCTAAGTCAGCTTTAGTTGCTGTAGTTTCTGTTTTAACTTCTAAGTTTTGCTGTTGAGCTAAATACTTAAATAGCTGAATTAAGGAAAACAAAGTGTATATATCAGCCTCAAACTCATCTAAAGGTACTTGCTCTTGCTCATCTAATGGTAATTTAGCTTGAGAAACAATTTTCTCAAACTTAGCAAAGATACCTGGCAGTTCAGCACCTCTTTCACTGTTTTGAATAATCATTTTATTAGTGATTCTTTCTAAACCATGTATATATGCAGGATTAATTTCTATACCTGTAATGTTCTTGGTAAAATCATATGTAACTCGTGAATGCAGTTCTTGGTCAGCCATAATAATTAATTTAATAACAAATATACTATAATTTACTAAAAAAATGGATATAGACATCAATATATTAAGAGATAATTTAAATAATAAACTGGAAAACAGTGGTTGGGACCGAATGCTTTCACCATATGTAAATGGATTAAGTTTTGATTATATAATGGAAAAACTACGTGACAGTGTAGAACAAGGTAGGCGCTTTACTCCTAGGTTTAAAGATGTGTTTAATGGTTTTTATGAATGTCCTTATGATGACTTAAAGGTTGTTATTGTAGGACAAGATCCTTATCCGCAGCTTGGCGTTGCAGATGGAATTGCATTTAGTTGCAGTAGAAAAGGTAAAGCTGAAAAGTCATTACAATATATACTTAAAGCTCTTGAAGATAAGGATGGAGATGTAGATTTAAGACGTTGGTCTAATCAAGGCGTGCTCTTAATTAATACAGCATTTACATGTGAGATAAACAAAATTGGTTCTCATTATGGTATATGGAAATCTTTTACAGAACATGTCTTTGACAATATCAATAGGCATAACCCAAATACAATATTTATATTGATGGGTAAGAAAGCAGAAGCATGGCAAACTTTACTTCCTAACTGTAAAATTTTAAAATGTCCTCATCCAGCATCTGCTGCATATAGAGGAGGAGAATGGGATTGCAATGATGTATTTAACAAAGCAAACACAATGTTAATTAAGCAAGATAAAACTTGTATAAACTGGTAATAATGGGTATATTTGTTACCCCGTAATAGTAATTAAATGGTTGACACTCAAAAGATTAAGCAAAAAGCTCAGATAGAGCGCTTTAAAAAAAGATTTTACAGAGAGCATGATATAAAGTTGTTTGTATTGACTCCTGCAATTTCTAAATCTAATTTAACTCTATCAATGTATAAGCAATTAACTATGCTTGCTGTTGTTGAAGAACACCCTAAGTATGCAAAGTATAATTTCAAAACTAAATCAAGAGAGCGTGACTTTATATTGTATATCCAGGCAATGAGTTTCTTAGCCAGTAAAGATGGTTATTCTAAAACTTCTATTGGAAAAGCAATTTATAGAAACCATGCTACAGTTATAAACTCTTGTAGAATAATTAATAATGGTATAGAAACCAGAGATAAAAAAATCTGTACAATACTGCAGAATTTACAAACTAAAATAGATACATATGTGGGAACTGTTGCAAAAAATATTGAAAGAAAAGATGACACCAAACCAGTGTCTGATCCTATTTGGGATGAAGCAAGGCGTTTCATCAACAGCTAGTAGTAAATTAGATAAAGACATATTGGTTTCTAATGGATTTTTAATATTTGAAAAGGATACATATAAGTTAACACCAAGCGCAAAAGCGTTCTGTGCTAAGCTTGACAATTATTTTATTAAAGCAAAGAAGAAGACTGATATTCAGCTAATGGGTAAAAACTTCTCTGAGCAAATAAATGCATATAGAGAAACATTTCCTAATACTAGACTACCTAGCGGTAAGCCTGCAAGAGTAAATGTAAAAATGTTATCAGAATCATTTAGATGGTTCTTTGAAACATATGATTATGAATGGCCTGATGTTATAAAAGCAACTAAGATGTATGTAAATGAATACCGGGATGCAGAGTATATGTATATGCAGACCAGTCAATACTTTATATGCAAGCAAGATAAGCATAAAGTTAAGTCTTCTACTTTAGCTGACTATTGTGACATGATTAGAGATGGAATTGATACAGAAGAAAAAACTTTTAAAGAAAAGGTAGTATAATGGGTAAAACTGATAAATCATGGGTAGGACAACATGCTGCATTTAGCGAAGCATTAAAATATATGAACGCTAGGCAAAAGGGTGAAGAGAAATCTATATACACACCTTGGCCTAAGTTTAATGATGCTGCTACTGATGGTTTAGAATGGAATACTCTAACTGTTATTGGTGGTAGGCCTGGTTCAGGTAAAACATTAATCAAAGATCAAATCATTAGAGAGTCATTTGCACTTAACCCTCATGATGAGTTTAGAGTATTAGAATTTCAATTTGAGATGGTGGGTAGAACCTCAGCAATCAGAGAATTTAGTTCTATGACTGGTAAAACATATAAGGAATTGTGTAGTGCAGGTAGTATTTTACAACCGGAAGTATTGAATAAGTGTTTAATGTATGCCAAGGAAAGAGTTAAGAATCCTGTAGATATAATTAGCACGCCCTTAACTGTAAATCAAATGCGTGAGCAAATTGACATGTATATGAATTTACATAAAGGTAAGAAGACAATTGTAACACTTGATCATACAATGTTAGTCAAGAGAGCACCTTATCAAAATAACACATTAGATATGATGTTTGAGTTAGGTGAGTTTTTTACACAATGTAAAAGGGATTATCCCATTCTGTTTATTGCTTTATCACAATTAAACAGAAACATAGATAGTCCAGAGAGAGCAATTGACGGTAAGTATGGTAACTATATATTAGAATCAGATATTTTTGGTTCAGATGCAATGTTACAGCATGCGGATATGCTAATAGGTATTAACAGGCCAGCTAAGCAAAAGATTAGATACTATGGTCCTGATAGGTATATTATAGAAGATGACAAGACGTTAGTTTTACATTTTCTAAAAGCAAGAAATGGTGATGCTAGAATGAGTTTCTTTAAAGCTAAGTTTGAACAGATGAAGATTGAAGAAATGCTAACACCATCACAACAAGAAAGAAGATAAACACTTAAAAAATTAATTAATGGCAATATCAACTGCAGAGCGTAAAAAAAGAGTCTCTGATTTAAGAGAGTTGCATGAAGATTACTTTCAAACAGAAGGTAAGATTAATGCATTATACATACCTAAGATGGCATACAGGCCTTCTGGTAAGGATGAGTTACACGTAAGCTTTTTTCCTAGTGAATTAGAGAAAGAAGAAGATATATATACAGAGTTTGTAAGTATAGACTATGTAAGTGAAGATTCAAAGAGAACGTTATATCTTTTGCATTATAACCCACACTGGAAATCAGAGTATGAACTTGTAACTTCTAACTCAGGATTTCAAAGACATATGATTCCTGTAAGTGAGTTAAAAGTAGTTAATGATATAGTTACTGCTCCTGCAAAACCAAAGTTCTCTACTAAATCTGTAAAGAGTGAAACATCTAGTAATATTGCTGATGTATTTAATATTGCTGACCCAGAAGCAACACCGTCTTCAGACTTAGTTAACAAATTGGAAGAAATTAATCAAACCTTGATAACCTTAACCAAAGTAATTAATAAATTTAATAAATAGATATGGCGCAAAGTGTATTAGTCATAGCAGATTCAGGAACTGGAAAATCCACTGCTATTAGAAATTTAAATCCAGATGAAACTTTTATCATAAACATTGCTAATAAACCATTACCCTTTAAAGGTTGGAAGAAAAACTATACTTTAATTAGTAAAGAAAATCCTAAAGGTAATTTAGCATCAGCTTCTTCTGCTATAGGCATTATGAAAGCTATAAAACATGTAGATGAGAAAATGCCTGCAATCAAAACTCTAGTAGTTGATGACTGGCAATATATGAGCTCCTTTGAGTATTTTGATAGAGCTAATGAGAAAGGTTATGATAAGTTTACTCAAATTGCGGCTAATCTTGCCCAGGTGGCTAAGATGCCTAAAGATTTAAGAGATGACTTAACTGTAATTTTCTTAACTCATTCGGAAGATTCAACAGATTTAAATGGAAATAGAAAGGTTAAAGCAAAAACTATAGGTAAAATGATAGACAATACTTTGACTTTAGAAGGCTTATTTTCAATTGTGTTATTTGGTAAAGTAAATAAAAATGATGATGGTGAACTTGAATATGGTTTTGAAACTCAAAACAATGGAGAGAACACATGTAAATCACCTCAAGGTATGTTTGAAGAACGCTTCATCCCAAACAACCTACAGTATGTAAAAGACTGTATGAAAAAATATGAAGAATAATTAATAAATTAATAAAACAAAAATTATGTTAAGTACCAGTGGAATGTCAGCCGGAAGCGGTAAAGAAAAACCAGTAATTGGACCAGGAAATCAAGTTGTTAAAATCAACTCAATCACATTTGATGTAACGCCATATGCTGCGGATGCATTTAATATTATGTTACATGTAGAATCAGAACCTATAGAAGGAGAATTTCAAGGTTTCTTATTAGATCCTAATAATCCAAATAGTCCGCGTTATGCAGGCCAAGTAGGAAGAGTAAGATTTTCTCAGTATGCATATAAAGATGCTATCTTACCAAACGGTAATGAAATCAGTAGAGACACTGAAGTTATGAAAGCAATGATTTTTCTTTCAGAGCAAATTGGTAAGAGAACTGAGTTAGATGCTATTCAAGCAAATACTATTGAAGAATTTATGCTTAAATGTAATACTGTATTATCAGGACCTACATATGTAAATGTTTGTTTAGGTACCCGTGAGTGGGAAAACAAAGATGGTTACATAAATAATGATCTTTACTTACCAAAGCTAAGCAAAGCGGGAATTCCTCTTGAAGCTTTAGGTGTAGAAAATTCTAGATTAATTACATATAATGTAAATGATAAGAATCACTACAGACCTGTTATAGTTAAAGAAGTACCAGCAACAAATGCATTTGAACCAGCTCCAGCATCAGGTGATGATTTTGATTTGTAAATCAATATAATAATATTAAGAGGGGGTGATCTAGGTTGTCCCCTTTTTTTTATTTAATTTTAGCCTTTATGTTTAACACAAAAAATTTAGTATTAGATGAACAAGATATACCCAGTTATTGGGTATTTCAGTATTATTTAAATCTGTCTGAGCCGTTGACGGGTCAGGATATAAAGCTAACATCTATATTTAATCCAAATGAGAAGACACCAAGTTTCTGTATATATGTAGATAAGAAGATTAGACAATATAAGTTTAAAGATTTTTCTACAGGAAGAAACGGTAATAAAGTTGATTTGGTAAAGATGCTATTTAATATAGAGTATCCAGAAGCTGCTAGAAGAATAGTAAAGGATTATAATTTGCATGTAAAGACTAATGGTTTTGAAGAAGTAAAATTTAAGCCAGAAGCAAAATGGAAAGTAGACTTTATTAAGACAAGGCCTTGGAATGAAACTGATGGTAAATATTGGTTGTCATTTAGAATAGGTATGTCTATATTATCAGAATATAATGTAAAACCTATTGAGTATTATAATTTAGTTAAAGAAGATAAGAATAAAGTAGAATCTCTTACTATAAAAAATGCATGTCTTTACGGTTATTTTGATAAATCAGGTGAAGTATTTAAGATATACCAGCCTACCAGTAGCAAGCATAAATTTCACAAAGTAAAAAAATATCTTCAAGGTTATGATCAACTTAAGTTTGACAAGCCATATTTAGTAATATGTTCTTCTCTTAAAGATGCATTGTGCTTGAAGAGTATGGGTTATAATATAGAAGTATTAGCTCCTGATAGTGAAAATACAATGATAAAAGCTTATGTAATAGAGCATTTAAAAAAGAAGTACAAAAAAGTAATAACTCTCTTTGATAATGATGAGGCTGGCCTCAAGGCTGTTGAAAGATATGCTAATGCATATAAGATTAACGGTTTTGTACCAACTATATGCAAAGACATATCAGACGCTATGAAGTTACATGGTTTTGATAAGGTTCATGCAATGCTAAAGCCATTATTGAAAGAAACATTAAATAAATAAATATGATAGAAGCAATAGGTTGGCTAGCAATAGCCGTAGTAGTAATGATAGTTGGAAAAGCAGTGGCTAAAAAGTTATGGCCAGAAGACTGGAATAATGATGTATTTTAATATGGAATTACATAACGTACCTAGAAATAGTAGAATAAGAGTAATTACTCAAGATAAAGTACCGCCCGGAGCTCCGCCCGTTGATGAAGGAGAAGAACTTAACTTTAGATCTATAGATGGAATGTATAGTTACTGTACCAGAGATAATGGTGAAGTAGTACATTTAGTAGCATGGACTGAAGTAGAAATAATAAAAGACTATGTCAAATAAAAGATGGTTTATACCAGGATCAGTTCCAAGTAGTAAGAATGGCCGTAGATGGACAGGTAAATACTTTATAGCTAGTAAAGCTGTAATGAACTATAGAAAGATTGCTAAAGATTATTATGCAAAATATGCAGATGATTTTAAAGCTGAGCTTGCTAAACATTCATTACCAGCAAAAATATCTTTTACATTTGTTAGAGGATCTCGTCACAAGTTTGACTATATAAACCCTGCACAAACGGTACAGGATGATATGGTTAAAGCAGGATGGATTGAAGATGACAATGCAGAATTTATTTTACCCGTCTTTATTCAATATACTTATGATAAAGAAAAACCAGGTGTTTATATTGAAATATTAAATAATGAACAAGATAACAATTGATGATTTTTTTACAATTAGGGCCTTGTTAAATGGTTCCTATGAAGATTTTCAAATTGCTATTTCCAATTTAGATAATTTAAAATTTGCTGATAAACGCATAGTTGACTTATTGTTAGCTAAATCTTTATCATTGGAGAAAAGAAGTAAGTTTATAAATTGCGGTACTGTAGAAGTTAAAGTTCGTGATCCCTTATTAATAGGTATTAATCTTTTTAACTATATACAAGACCATGGTAATAGTAAATTGTACAAACAAATACTTTATAGAATAATGAATACTTAAAGAAATGAATAACATACAAGACTTAGTTGCTAAAACAACTAAAGAATTAATTTTGACAGAGCCTTTTTATGGGCTCTTTTTAATTGGTATCAATAAGAAGTTTACTGATCAAATTCCTACAGCAGGAGTTAGTAAAAATGGTATTGGTATGCAGTTGACTATAAACCCTGAGTTTTATACAAACTTAAATGATTTACACCGGCTTGGTTTAATTAAACATGAATTGTTACATATAGCTTTTGGTCATCTGTTGATGAGAGATCTATATAGTAATCATAAACTGTTTAACATAGCAGCTGATTTAGAAATCAATCAATACATAGACAGCAGTAAATTACCTGAAGGCGGTTTATTATTATCTAGCTTTCCAGAATTAAATCTTCCTAAAAAGGCAGGGACAAAAGTTTATTATAATCTTTTAGAACAAGCACAGGAAGACGGAACATCTCCTTCATTAGATAGCCTGATGAATAAGATGGATGGTGAATCTCAATATTGTCATGGTACATGGGATGAGTTTGATGAATTATCTGAACCGGATAAGAAACTTTTGGAAAAGCAAGTTGAGCACCAGTTGAAAGATGCTGCTGAAACTACAGTTAAAAGACAGGGTAATATACCAGGTGAGTTTAAGGACATAATAGAAAGATTGTTTCATGTAGAGCCAGCTAAATTTGATTGGAAAAGTTATTTAAAAAGATTTGTTGGTAATTCTAGTGTAGTATATACTAAAAAGCTGAGACGTAAATACAATAAGCGTTATGCTGCTAACCCAGGTCTTAAGATTAAATTTAAGAATCATATTCTTGTTGGTGTTGACACTAGTGGATCTGTAAATAATGAAGAGCTAAAAGAATTTTTTAGTGAGCTTGCACATATGAGCAAGACGGGTCATAAAATTACTGTTGCACAATGTGATACTAGTTTAAGAACAGTAGAAGAATTCAATCCAAAGAAAGATTGGGAAATACACGGTCGTGGTGGGACATCATTCCAACCAGTTATTGATCATTATAATGAAAAAGGGTCATACACGGCACTTATATACCTAACAGATGGTGAAGCTTATGCACCAGATAACTGTCCTAAAAACACATTGTGGTGTTTAAGTAGTATATCTGAAATAAATAATGAGTTACCAGGACTAGTAATAAAATTAAATTAATAAAGATGGCACAAGTAAATTTAAATGTAACAGAATTAAAAGGGTTTGTAAATCACATAATTACAAACAACAGGTACCTACAGGCTAATGGAAAAAGCCCTGTATCTGTAGAAGTAGTAGGGGAATCAGGTATTGGAAAGACTTCAACAATTGTAGAATTAGCTGAAGAAAACAAATTAAAATTTGTAAAACTAAACTTAGCTCAGATAGAAGAGCTTGGTGATTTAGTAGGATTTCCCGTCCGTCAGTTTCAGATGTATAAAGAAAAGACTGTAACGCCTAAAAAGTTAGATGATTTAACTTATACAGCAGCACAAAGATCTGCCGCCGCAGCTGATTTAGCTAAAATGACACCCGTTACTAAAAAAGTAGGTATGTGGGTTGATGAGTTAGCAGTGCAAGAGTATCTTAAGAATGGATACAAGATGACCGGTAAAAATAGAATGTCTTACTGTGCTCCTGAATGGATTGCAGATGCAAAGGCCGGTGGTATCTTATTACTGGATGACTGGAACCGTGCAGATACAAGATTTATTCAAGCAGTTATGGAATTGATTGATAGACAATCTTATATATCGTGGACATTACCAAAAGATTGGCACATAATGTTAACAGCAAACCCTGATAACGGTGACTATATGGTTAACTCTGTGGATTCAGCACAGAAAACTAGATACGTGACCGCAAACCTCAAGTTTGATGTTGATGTGTGGGCACAATGGGCAGAAGGTGCAGGAATTGATACTAGATGTATTAACTTTCTGTTACTTCACCCTGAACTAGTAACACAAGAAACTAATGCAAGATCTATTACAACGTTTTTTAACTCTATCTCTAGTTTTGATAGCTTTGAAAATAACTTATCACTAATCCAAATGATTGGTGAGGGTTCTGTAGGAGATGCGTTTGCTTCTATGTTTACTACATTTATTAATAACAAACTGGATAAACTAGTTACTCCAAAGGATTTGTTGACTCATGAAAATGAATCATATATCTTAGGAGAGCTGAGAAGTTGTATTGGTGATGATGATTCATATCGTGCAGATATTGCATCAACGCTAGCAACACGTTTAGCTAACTTTTCTGTTGTTTACTCTAAGGAGAAGACAGTTAATCAAAAAATTACTGATAGGTTGATAAGTTTATGTACAAAAGATTATTTTACTAATGATCTTAAGTATTTAATTGTACGTACAATCTTTAATGGTAATAAGCAAAAGTTTAACAAGATGATGATGAATCCAGAGATCATTAAAATGACAATGAAATAATATGGCAAATAAATCAGTATATCAAAATTATGATACTGATGCATTAAACCACTTTGATTTAGCAGCAGCTCCTTTGTATGGAGTTGTTGCTGGATCTATTGTGGAAGATGTATTAGTTACTCAAGACAAAACAACATATGAAAATATAGAGCGCATATTAAGTGTTCCTAATGAATCAGATATTACATTTAAAACCAAGAAGAAAGCTTTTATATTACCTAAGTGTAGTGTATCTCAAGATAGATTAAAAGCAGCTCTTAAAGAACACGGTATAACTGTAACTAATGATTATGAAAAAGCAGATTTAATAATTGGTCATGAAGATATATCTTATAATTATCAAAACGGAGAAAATATACTAACTAGTATAATGCTTTGCAAGCTTTGGAATTATGAAACAACAAACGGTTCTGGCTTAGCTAATAGTAATACACATATAGGCACACTATTATCTCATCATAAGAATGCAGTAGTAGTTACACAAAAAATTACTGATGTAATAAGATACTATGATTTAGATATAGAAACTAACCTTTATGATTCTTGGATGATAACAGGTATGGCTATAAATTTAGCATATAGAATTCATTCTGGTTTAGCTGGAGTAATAGATCCTGAAACCGTATTGCATAGTTCTGCAAACAAAATGGTAATGGATGAGTCTTTACTAAAAGATCTTAAGACACAATTAAATGCATATGGTGATGATAAAGCTTTGGCTCTTAAAATTATACCTACAATAGATTATACAAAAAACTATCACTTATTGTGGCAGTTTGCTCAAGATTGTAGTATGATAACTTATGCTGATAACAAGGATAAAGATTTAAAGTATTGGATTAAAATTTCCAGGTTTAATTTGTTTGAAAGAAAGAGTGCACAAGGAATGATACTTTGGTTAGAAGAGAATAAAAAACTTTGTAATACAACTTTTAGATATTTAGAGCCCATAGTAAGAAAGGAAATAAGTATTAATAATAGAGATCTTTATACATTTAAGGTTGCTGTTAAAAAAGAGTATCAAAAATATTTAACAAAAGAAAAAATATGAAATCAAAATATACAATATCAATAGATGTTAATCCTGAAGAAATTAATGGACACGTTCCAGAATATAGAGTAACTGGGAATAGGATCAGTTGTAATGATACTGATTCAAAATGGTTATCTTCTACAGACAATTGGAATATAACAAATAAGGATTTGATTGGTTTAGGATTTAAGAATTTTAGTTTAGATACTGAAGATAACATTGATTTACAGGATAAGAAACTATATAGATATCCTAAGTTAGATCTACCCAGACAAAAGGTAGATTTACTTAAAGATAAATTTAATTGTAAAGTTATACGTGATCGTAAGAAAGCAGATATACATGTAATATCTTTTAAGTTTTTAGATGATCTTATAACAACAGATTGGGGAAGTAGTATAGATTTTTCTTCAGCATTTCAACTGTTTAAATTTATGAAAACAGAAAATCTAATAACTCCTTGTGGTTTAGATAAAGTAAAAGAAATTGTTTCTGAGATACCCCATGACTCTAAGATTGTTTTACAGATTCGCTACTATAATAGAAGAAATGATCAAAAATCTGATGACATACATACCCTAATAAGGGATTATACTGATTCTATAAACACAAAAAATCAGTATAATAGAGATTATGTAGTAAAAACACCTGCGGTTCCTATTTATAATAGTATTTTAAATTGTCAAGCTCAAATTGTTACAGATATTGATATTTGTAATATAATTGATCAGGACCTAGCAGTGTTAGATACAAGTCAATATAAGACTATTCACTCTATGATTATTAGTAATGACATAGATAATAGAAGTTTAGCTTTAGAAATGTTATCTAATTGCAATATTAATAAATCCTTTGATGTAGTATCTAGTTTATACTATTGGAATTGGGACTGGTTAAAATCCACTAACAATTGGAATACTGTTAACGTAAAGGCATTTAGAAAAAGAATGAAGTCATATGAAGGTGGTCGTTGTACTACATCAATATATTCATTTAATAATTACATTCAGAAGCTTATAGATGATAATAAACTTACGCAATATGCAGTAGATGAAACTAGAAAAAAGTTACATTCTACATTATTAGATAGTTTAATTGGTAAAGGCTCTGATGTTTTTAAAGTAGACCTTGACTCTTTACACCTTTCAGAAAATTTAAATAACAAAATTTTAATAAATGATTAGAAATAAAGAAAAGGAAGATCTGTTTTATGCAAAGAAAGATTTTTGCTTTAGCTATTCTTCCTTAAACAAATTATTGTTTTCACCATCCTTATTTTATAAGGAATATATATTATTTGACCGTGAGGTTAGAACAGATAAGCATTTAGTAGAAGGTAAACTTGTACATTGTTTATTGTTTGAACCTGAAAACGTTAAGGAGAAGTTTAGTATAACACCAGGTAAAGCACCTTCTGATAGTGTAAGAAAAGTACTAAAAGACATGTCTTTACATACTGATGCAAAAAAGTTATTTGATGTTCCATCTGAAATAGTATTGAGTTCACTTAAAGAAATGAATTTGTATCAGTCTCTTAAGACAGATGAGCAGCGCATTGTTAAGATTATAAAAGATGAGTTTGAACCTTACTGGGAATTCTTATCTAATACTAATGTAGATGTTATTGATCAAGATACTTTAACAAAGTGTGAAGAGAAGGTAGAAGCTATCAGAGAAAACAAGGATGTTCTTGCTTTATTTGAGCAGCAGCAAAGTGATTTTGAATTAGATCCTATAGAAACACATGCAGAGAAGTACTTAAAGTCTGAGTTAAAAGATAAGGACTTTGGCCTGCATGGTTATATAGATTTCTATAAGATAGATCATGAAAAGTTTGAGGTAACAATTTGTGACCTTAAAACAACAAGCAAAACAATCTCTGACTTTAAAGACACTGTGGACTTTTATAATTACTGGTTGCAAGCTGCTATTTATATGAAGTTAGTTTATGACACACTAGGTGAAAATGCTGAGAAATATACAATAACGTTTAAATTTGTAGTAATTGATACATACAAACAAGTGTATGTATTTGATGTAACTCAGGAGACTATGGATGCATGGGTATCTGGTTTAGAAGGTGTTATAAAAGTAGGTGCTCATCATTATGATAAAAGAAATTATCAATTACCTTATGATTTCTTGACAGGAAACATTAAATTGTAGTATGAGTGATGTATATACAGATTATTTTCAGAAGAGTAAAGTGTTTCTTTATCCTCTGTTGAAATTAAAAAAAGGTATTAAATATGTTCCTATACAAACTTATGTTTGTTGGGAGCATGTTTATACTTCTGGAGAATACAAATTACTATGTGAATACCATGCTAAATCAGGAAAAGGATTTAAAGAATTTTGTGATAGATATTTAACGTGTCATATATTCTTTGAAAAACACTTAGATATTGGAGAAAACAAACATATTTTTATATTCAATTTATCTCCTCATAAAAATGATTTTGTTAGGTTTTTAAATGGTAAATATTCTCAATTTAGTCTTGACAGTAAATTAACAATATTAGATTTTTTTAATTCATCAGGTAAGATGTTAAACTATGTACAATCTTTCTTATCTCCAGATAGTGCACATGAAGATTATGCTGTTGCATTTGGTGTAGATAAAGAATTAATTGAAGAAATCTATGAAGTGTGTAGCTTACCAGATATGGAAAAAGAAACATTTCATAAAGATAATGAAATATTAAATTGTCTATTAACAAAGAACTCCATATATTTGGAAAAATAAAAAAACAATTATGTCACAAACTATTGGACAAAATATGATGTTAGTAAATTCTAGTTTTAGAAATGCTAAATCATTTACATTAATTCCTGTGAGCAACGACTCACCATACGTAGAAGCTATGTTTGACCCAACGTCAAGTATTTTAGCTGTAATTAGTAAGGTTATGAAACAATCTTACCATATGGTTCCTAAATTAGATGATGAAGGGCAACCTATAAGATTAAAAAATCCTAATCAACAAACTGGTAAAACAGTTAAAGAAGAAAGAAGATTGGTTGACACCTTTTCTGAGTTTTATTTATCTGACAGACAAGATATTGAAACATTTATTCACATGTTTGCAGTTAATGCTGCTAGTTTTGACTTAGAGGAATTTTTTGTAGACTTACAAGAAACAAAAGTATCTAAACTTATATTACCTGGGCAATAGTTTTGAGAGAATAACACCTTATTGCCAATAAAAAGAAAACCTCATTGACGTGGGGTTTTTTTGGCTAAAAAAACTAGAAAAACATGGTAAAATTAAGTGATTCAGAAATAATGGATATAAATATCCTATTTGCTATGACCAAATGCATGGGTGAACTTGCACACGGGTTACAGTATATACATACGCAACAAGTCAAACAAAAAATAAAACATGTTATTAGAACAGTTGACTTATATGAAAAGGAAATAGATAAGAAGTTAGAGCGTCAAGGATCTCAAGAAGCAGTAGAAAGCATCTATGATAGTATTATGGATTTAATATTGGAAGCTAAAGTAGTAGCACTTAAAAATTACAAAGATGGAAACACTATTACAAATGAGGGAGAGAATAATGGCCATAGCTCTGAAAAAACATAAGACTATAAGAGGCGCTGCAAAAGCTTTAGGTATTAACGAAAGAACACTACACACATTTAAAGACAAGATCAATTATAAAAAGCACAAAGAATGAGACATTGGGTAATGGATTATGAGACTTTAGCTAATTGTTTTACCGGTGTATTTGAACATTATAAAACTCAGGAAACTGAGATCTTTGTAATTCATGACCTGCAAAATGATTTAGTTAGTTTTATAAGTTTTCTTGAAGAAAACATAAATAATAAAGAGTGGCATATATCTTACAATGGATTAGCATTTGATGCACAGGTTACTCACTATATATTAGATAATTACTATTTATGGAAAAACCTTGGTGGCTGTGAAGTAGCTGAGATAATTTATAAGTATGCACAACGTTGTATTCAAAAATCAAATAATAGAGAGTTTAGTGACTATCCACAGTGGAAAATGAGAATGGGTCAAATAGACATATTTAAAATGCACCACTGGGATAATATGGCTAAACGCTCTAGCTTGAAATGGATTCAGTATAGTATGGATTGGCAAAACATTATTGATATGCCTATTCATCACGAAACTTTAATTCATACACAGGCAGAGATTGATACAATATTAAAGTATTGTGTTAATGATGTTAAGTCAACTAAAGAAATATATAATAGATCTCATTCTCAAGTTAAGTTAAGAAAAGAACTTACTAAAGAGTATGGTATTAACTTGTATAGCGCATCTGAACCTCGTATAAGCAAAGAGATATTTGGCTATTTTCTTACAAAGAAGCTTAATATCCAAAAACGAGACCTTAAACAGATGAGGACTTACAGAAACACAATTAAAGTATCTGATATCATATTACCATACATCTCTTTCACATCTCCAGAGTTTAAAGTATTACTTGATAGGTTTAAATCTTTGGAAGTTGATGCTTTAAACTTAAAAGGTAGTTTTAAATATGCATTGGATTACAAAGATGTTAAGACTCATTTTGGTTTAGGTGGTGTTCATGGTGCCGCTAGCAAAGGTGTTTATGAGCCTGATGATGATATGATGATTATGTCTTCAGATGTAACTAGTTTTTATCCTAATCTTGCAATTAAGAACCAGTGGTCACCAGGACATTTTCCAAAGAAAGAATTCTGTGATCAATATGAATGGTTTTTTGAAGAGCGTAAGAAGATACCTAAGAGCAATCCAATGAACTATGTATATAAGATTATACTTAATTCTACTTTTGGTCTTAGCAATGATGAAAAGAGCTTCTTCTATGATCCTGAGTTGTGTATGAGAATTACAATTAACGGTCAACTATCCTTAATGATGCTTTATGAGCAGATTATGGAAAGAATTCCGGGTGCTATTGCTTTGTTACAAAACACAGATGGTGTAGAAACAATTATACCTAAAGCGTTTTATAATGAGTATATGACTATTTGTGAGGAATGGGAAGATAAAACTAATCTTAACTTAGAACATGATCAATATCAGAAATTAATTTTAGGTGATGTAAATAATTACATTGGTATAAATGATTGGATTAATGTTGACATTACTAAGTGGAGAGAAGTTAAAGAGAATCAGCCTCACTATCTATTTAAGGTAGAGAATGATAAGTTTAGCTTTGCTCCTGTTAAGTTAAAAGGACGTTTTGATTTTCATAACCTACAGCTTCATAAAAACAAATCTAAATTAGTTATACCAAAAGCAATTTATCATTATTTTGTACATAATACTCTTCCTGAAGAATATTTAGAAACAAACAAAAACATACTTGATTATTGTATTGGTGGTAAATCTAAAGGAGATTGGAAACAAGTAGCTAGGAAAATTAAAGATGGTGTTTATCATGAAGAAGATTTACAAAAAATTAATAGGTATTATATATCTAAAAATGGTGTAAAGATTGTAAAGGTTAACAAAACTGATCAAAGAGAAATACAATTAGAGGCTGGACGGTGGCTACAAGAAGTATTTAATGATATCAAAATTCAACCAAAATGGGAAAATTATGATATTGATAAAAAATATTACTTAGAAGCAATAGAGCAAGAAATCAATGGTATAATAGATGTATCATCAAATCAATTAAAATTATTTTAAATATGGATTATTTTGAATTAGAATGTGCAGTTGAAGAATGGGCACATGACAAAGGTATAATGTCTAAAGCTAGCCCTATGGCGCAAGCTTTGAAGACTTTAGAAGAATGTACAGAACTCTTAACTGCTATCAATAATGGAGATAGAGATGAGATAGAAGATGCTATAGGTGATATAGTTGTAACATTAATCATCCAAGCTAAAATGCAAAACGTTTCATTAGAAAGATGCTTAGAAAGCGCTTATAATGTTATTAGTAAACGCACAGGTAAAATGATCAACGGGCAATTTGTTAAAAATGATAACAATAGTTGAATGGAAAAGTAAACAACAATTTGAATCTAAAAAATTAGCTTCAGAATATTTTAAAATACCAGTATGGCTTATTAATAAAAGCATTAAAGGAAGATGTCAAGTGTCTTATGAAAAAGGCACTTACAGATTTCAAGAATCAAGAATTCAGACTGGTCTAACAAAAACATTAAATGTTAAAACTACAGATGTAATACCATTTGGTAAACATAAAGGTAAAAAACCTGAAGACGTACCATTAGGATATTTAATCTGGATGTATAAAAAAACAGATTGCCCAAGTTGTGTTTTAAAAGCATTAAAAGAAGTCAAAAACTTGTTTTAATTGTTATAATGAATTACCTTTACACTTTAAAAGTTTAAACTATGCGCTACAAAAGAGCAACAGAAACAACACAAGTTTATTTAGAAAATCAACCCTTACCAAACCATGGTAAGAGCTATACAGTGGTATCACACAAACAAGTGATAGAGAACACAAAAAAATTATTGGAGGATAGTGGTTTTACTATCCGTAGAGAACTATATAGAGCAAACATGAATGCCCAAGTAGCACAGGGTATATATCATATTTATCCTACACAGTCAAATGTTGATAAAATCAACAATGAGTCTGAATTAGGAATGATGTTTGCCTGGACAAACTCTTATGATAAGAGTACAAGATTTCAATGTGCAATTGGTGCATACGTAATGGTATGTAGTAATGGTATGATGTGTGGAGATATGATGAATTTTAAAAGAAAACATACAGGATCCGCAGTTCATGATATTTCAATGCAATTAAGCAATCAGATTAAAAGTGGTGAAAAGCATTACACACGCATCTTAAATGATAGAGATTCATTAAAGAATGTTACATTAACAAATCGTCAGCAGTCTGAATTACTGGGACGTTTGTTTGCAGATGAAGAGATTATAACATCTTCTCAAGTATCAATCATTAAAAAAGAAATGAAGAAGCCTTCTTTTAACTATGATTGTTCAGATGATAATGCTTGGGCTTTTTATAATCATGTCACACATTCTTTAAAAGTGTCTCCACCAAGAGATTGGATGCAAGACAGTCAAAACTTTCATGATTTTATGATGAATGAAGTTGTAGCTAATCAACCTATACCTGCTAATTCAGATTTCCAATGGGAAAATGTTGTGGTTAATAGTAATATTTCAGAAATTGATACGGAAGGTTTAGTTGATATTCAAGACCATGAGCTAATTGAAGTTGATGAAAATATTTCAGAGGGTCAATTACTGTATGAAGCATATACATCATAACAGTTGATTATTATACTGCAAATATTAGTAAGTATAGTATTTGTATATCTTTGCATATATAAAAACCAAGAATAGCTATTAAAATAGAGAAGGGGTAGTTTTTACACCACCCCTTTTCATTTTATTTTTAGTATTGTTTATGAGTATATTCTTATTTCAAACATCACTCGTTGAAATTGTTGAATATTTGTATTTGTTACTGCATTATATACTTTGAATTGAACGTCATTAACGCTTATATCAAACAGTCTACCAAAATTATGATCACTTGCTACATCAACTCCAAAGTCAACATATAAACTATTTTTATCTACCCATGGTGTATTAGGAGTAATAAAAAACTCATCTTGTCCACCTGGTCCTGTAAATGCATAAGTTTTACCTGTATTGTTTTGTAAAATAACAGCACCCCAAGTACCACCTGAATAAGTCATATATCCTACAACAGTAGTATAACCAGCACCATATATTGTACCATTAGCAACTGCAGTAACTCTACCTTGTTGATCAACTGTTAAGTTTGCATTAGTATATGCACCCGGTGTTACAGCAGTGTTATCTAAGTCAACTGTTAATGTATCTGTTGCAGTTACTGTGGTTGTTAAACCAACACCACCGGCTATTAATGCTGTATTACCTGTAGCTATTGTTTCTGCAGTTCCGGTATCTCCAGCTAAATCCCAACCAGCATAAGCTGCTGATTGAGCAAAGTTAATTGTAGTTGGATTAGTAGTAGTATCCATAGTAACTCCGGCGCCTGTAAACTCAAACATTCCTGATTCAGTATTACTACCTACTTTAATACTATTTACTGTATTAACTGATACTGCACTTATAGTTGTAGTTTTAACACCGCTTCCATCTGTATTAACTGATTGTGATAAACCACTACCAATAGTTACTTTATCAAACCAATATCCTTCTGCAGTATCTGCTGCGTCTATTTTAAACTTAGCATCAGCACCTGCAGCATAATCAGGAATGTTTAAAACTCCTGCCGCCAATGTTGCAGCACCAGAAGTACCTGTTGTTGTTAAACTTGTAACTGTTGCAGCTGGTGTAGTTGCCCAAGCACCATCTTGTCTTAAGAACTGACCTGCTGTACCACCATTCAAATCTAATGAAATTGAAGGTGTTGTTGTTCCATCCACAACTGCTGCAGTAAAAGCTGCAATATCTGTGGTAAAATCAACAGATGTAACTGTTCCACCACCACCGGTAGCATAGTCTGGTATATTTAATACTCCTCCTACTAAAGTAGCTGCACCCGATGTTCCTGTAGTTGTTAAACTAGTAAAAGGAATTGCTGGGAATGTTACTAAAGCACCATCACCCGATACATATTGACTACTAGCACCTTGCCAAGTAAAAGCAATAGCTGGCGTTGTAGTTGCAGTAGTAACACTAACTTGTAGTGCAGTACCATCAGTCGTTGAGCTTACACTTGAAACGGTATCGCCCCATAACAGTTGACTTGAACTATCAGAAATTAATATTTTACCTGCTGTACCTAAACTTGCAGCTGCATCTTTAATATAACCTTGGAATTCTACTGAACTATTAAAAGTAGTTAAATCATCATCTGGATCTTGACCTATAGTTAAAACATGAACAGCACCTATATCCTCTTGAATCATTGTTACTGCAGCAGCATCACCTATTGAACCAGCACCAGTCCACATTGCCATGTGTTTAGTTGTTCCTGTACCGGTTACACCTACAGAAGCTGAAGACCAACTTGCCGTAGTTCCGTCTGATGTTAATACTTGTCCAGCTGTTCCTATAGCTAGTTCTTCTTTGACGTTTGCCGCACTACCTCTCCAAATACTTCCGTATGTAAGAGATACAACCGGGTCATCATCTGACCAAACAACTCTACCATCTGCTAAAGATCTTAGAATTCGGTTTGCTGCTCCCGCCGCAGTGCCTGCAGAATCATGAATAACATTAAATAAAGATGTTTTATTTACTATGTCTCCTGATATTCCTAGATTTATATTTTTTGATAATATAGAATCTTCGTTAACTGTTAAGGCGCCTGTTATTGTTATTAAAGTATCTGTGCTATTTTGAGTTATGATACTATCCTTAAGGGCATCTAAAGAACATATTGCATCTTTCACAGTGTATACTGGTATCTTACCTTCTACACCGGAATTTTCAATAGTTACGGTTAAGTCTTGCCTTACATCACAAAAAAAATCCTGATACTTAATAGTAAAAGGTTCCATTTGTGCTATATAACTAGAAGAAGTATTTATTCTACTAGTAGATGCTAGTTTTCCAAATTCAAAATAATCTCTATCTCTTTCAAGGGTAGTTTTTTTCTTATTTCTTTTTAATAACCCTAATATCTCTTGTATTAATATGCTCATAACTTATATATATAATGCAGCTACTGTAACCGATGCTACCGCTGAGTATTCTATTTCTATAGTACCGTCTGTACTATTAAATGCTTCTGTTTCAAATGGACCTAAAAACCCTTCTTCGCCTGCACCAAGTATTAGTGTTGCTGTTTCTTTAACAAGTGTTCCTAATAAAGGATCTACAACTGTTGTTATAACCGGAGTTACAGTTGAAGTAACAGACACACCACTTCCATTTTTAACATGAAAATATTGAATTCCTGTATTTAGTACTAAGTCTCCCGCTACTGCAGCAGCTGCGTAGACTGGCTTTAAACCAGATTGTGTAATTTGTTGTGCTGTTAATGTTGCCATATCTTTTTATTTACAGTATCCGTTTTTAAAAGCTTCTGATTGAACAGGCTCTATAGCTCTTGTTGAAACTTGCTTAGCTTGAAAACCTTGTGAAGCTAGTCTTTCTCTAGTTGCAGTTGCAGTTGCGTTTTTCTTTGCTTGAATTTTAGCAGGTATACTAGTAGGATTATAATATCCATTAGCCACCTTTCCATCTCCCATAGGGAATGATACTTTTTTAGCCATGATTATTTCTTTTTAGAGTTTGATCCACCATACATCATTGGATCTAATACACTACCACCATTCATAAAACCCATAAGACCTCCGCCTTTAGCCATTGCTCTCATTCCTGCTTTTTGTGGAGTTATATCCCCATCTCCGGCACCCATAGTAGATCCACCACCGTTACCATATTTTTTTACATTTCTCATAATTTCTAATTTTTATTGTTTTTTACTTTTTCTATTGATCTTCCACCAAAATAGGCACCAATTACTGTTATTAAAACTAACTGTAATAAATCAACCCACTTGTCTTCTACTATAAAATCTATAACTCCAGCGTCTATAAATACTAATATTACTGTTGATACAACTAAGAATACAAGAACCATAGGCCTCACATTTTTGCTGAGCCATGAATCTGAATTCATGTCTGAGGACCACCTTGAAGTTATTTCTTTTTCCATTTCAACTTCATGCTTAGCTATTAGCTCTTTTATTTTTAATTCAGCAGCAAGCTTCTCATCTTTTGATGTAATAAGTTCGTCTAAGACAGTACCTATCCCCTCAACTAATTTAGTTGCACCGCTTGAAAATAATCTTGTTATAAAGTTAGGCATATCTTTTATTTACCGCTATATGTATTATGTGTACCACCACCTAGTTTATATGCTTGTTTAGTTTCTTTACCTGTTTCAGCATTGCGTGCTAATCTTTTAGCATTACCACCTTTTCTCATTTTTTCAGTAACAGAACCAAACATCATTTGATCAAGCTCTCCACCAGTTCTCATTAATAACTTAGACTGTTGTCTAGTTAATTTTTGAGAAGGCATTGAACCTCCACGTTTAAAATATCCCATATCCTTAACTACTCCGGGTGCTTTCTTTTTTAAAGCAGCCAAACCTGGCTGTGATTTCGGATTAATCTTTTTCATAATTTAATATTTAAAAATCTAAAGTAAATGTTACAAAGAACAAATAAACTTTTACAGTTGTATAATTATATTTCTCATCAGGAAACATTGTTTCCCATCCTAAAGCAAATCTATCGTGAGGCCAATGAAAAGCTATCTCTAATTCCCAGTTCCCCATTAAAGAACAGATTTAGTTTTGCTACATAAACCTTGACGGCAATATTTTAAACAAACTTTACCCTTAGTAATCCATTGTATTAATAAGCAGACTTGTTTCATTTTACTGATTTTTTTCTACCTTTTCTAGATTTACCCTTAATTGCATCATCAATATCTCCAAGTTGATTACCAACTTCTTTTATTGCTCTCCCTACATCTTGTAACTCTTTGGAGGTTAGTTTATACCTTTTTTTGATTTCTTTTAATGTAGCTACAGCCTTTTCATCTAAAGAAGTTCTTGACCATATAGCTCTCCAATAATCTTGAAGGCTGTAAGTCCATATTACATTTATGATTTTTTTAAACATCTTTTCTATTATTAATGTGTATACTATTAATATACAAATAAAGATTTACTAACTCAAATAATTCTTATATTTGTTGTCTTACTGGTAAAATCTGTATATATATAATATACAAAATTTTTACTTAAATATCTAAAAATTACAAAATTATCTAATTATGAATAAAATTAACCCCGTTGTTTTTAAAAATAAATTTTCATTGCAAATACTACCTACTGAAACGCTATTAGGCATTAAGACAGTTAATTGTGAAGTACTTTGTGAAGATGATATCTATCGTCCTATAGTGGGATTTGAAATAGGTTTAATATTTTTTACTTTTTCATATGTAAATATGTCTATTTAAACTTTTTAATTAGGTATATTTTTTTTAAATTATATATACGTCTCCCAGCTGCATTTCTTTAAATATGAATGCAGCTTTTTAATCTATAATATTACTTGCATGAACAAAAACATTTTTAAGTCTAGAGAAAATATATTACCCTATGAGTACCCGCAGTTATTAGCATACAAAGATGCAATAAGACACTCATATTGGATAGATACAGAGTTTAACTTTACTGAAGATATACAAGACTTTAAAGTAACTATAGACCCAAAACAAAGGGATATCATTAAAAAAACAATGCTTGCTATTGCACAAATAGAAGTAAACGTTAAAACATTTTGGGCAGACATGTATAAACGAATGCCAATTACTGAAGTTGGTGATGTAGGAATGACATTTGCAGAATCTGAAGTGAGACACAAAGATGCTTATGCTAGATTACTTAGAATTCTTGGTCTTGAAAAAGAATTTCAAAATGTGATTGAGGTGCCGGCCATTGCGGGAAGGTTAAAGTACTTAAAGAAGTACCTGGATGGTACACGCTCAAGAGATGATAAGATGTATACTAAATCAGTATTGCTTTTTTCTTTGTTTATTGAGCATGTAAGTTTATTTAGTCAATTTTTAATTATGATGTCTTTTAATAAAGAGCTAAATTTGTTAAAAGGTATATCTAATGTTGTAGAAGCAACATCAAAAGAAGAAGAGATCCATGGTAACTTTGGAGCTGAAATTATTAATATTATTAAAAAAGAGAACCCTGAATGGTTTGATGAAGAGTTTAAAGAACTAATTTATTCTGCTTGTAAAAAAGCTTATACTGCTGAGTGTGGTATACTAGATTGGATCTTTGAAAAAGGTGAACTAAAATTTCTATCTAAGGAAACTATTCAGAACTTTATAAAAAACAGATTTAATAATTCTTTAGAAAAGATAGGTATGAAGTCAACCTTTGAAGTTGACAAACAACTATTAGAATCAACTGAGTGGTTTGATGTAGAGATTACAGCAACCAAAGAAGGAGACTTCTTTTACAAGAAGAGTGTTGATTATAATAAAAAAAGTAAGTCTATTACAGAAGATGATCTTTTTTAAATCTTTAACACCAAAAAAAGATGAAGTTTATAAAATTTTTTCTTATATGGTATAGTCAGCAAATGGCTATACCTTTTTGGATAATTGGTCATGTGCATTTACACTTTGCTACTTGGCACAACTTTTATGAATACGCACTGTCTATTTTTTTACACTTAATGGTGGCTATAGGCTTTTGGATTGATTGGAAACAAAACGGAAATAAAAACTAAAACAATATGGAATACAAAAAATACTATTGGTTAAATGAAGACAGTAGAACTTTCTTATCAAGAGGATATATAACAGAATCACCAGAGCAAAGAATTAAAGACATTGCAAATAAAGCAGAAAAGTATTTAAATATAAAAGGTTTTGCAGAAAAGTTTGAGGGTTATATGTCAAAAGGATATTACTCTTTATCTACACCGGTATGGATTAACTTTGGTAAGCAAAAGGGTTTACCCATTAGCTGTTACGGATCTAATATAGATGATAACTTAGATAGTATCCTGAATGCTGGTCGTGAAATTGGAATGATGTCTAAGTATGGAGGTGGAACTTCTGCTTACTTAGGAAACATTAGAGCAAGAGGAACAGAAATATCTACAGGCGGTTTTGCAGATGGACCAGTTCATTATGCTAAGATATATGACACTGTGGTGGATGTATGTAAACAATCTGAAGCTAGACGAGGAGCATGCGCAGCATACTTACCTGTAGAGCACTCTGATATTTTAGAGTTTTTAGACATTGGTACGGATGGTAATCCTATTCAAAATCTTCAATATGGTGTTACAGTTGGTAATGCCTGGATGGAAGAGATGAAAGCCGGAGACAAAAACAAACGTAAAGTTTGGGCTAAGATTATTCAAAACAGAAGTGAGATTGGATTTCCATACATAATGTTTAAAGATAACTCTAATAACAACTCTCCTTATAAAGAGATTGGTATGGAGATCACGGCTTCAAACTTATGTTCTGAGATTCAACTTCCTACAGATAGCTATAACTCTTTTGTATGTTGTTTAGGATCTATTAACTTATTACACTGGGACGAGATAAAAGAAACTGACGCAATTGAAACATATGTATATTTCTTAAATGCAGTGATGGATGAATTCATTATTAAGTCTGAGACTATGCCCGGTATGAAAAGAGCATTTAACTTTGCTGAAAAACATAGAGCAATTGGCCTTGGTGTATTAGGTTACCATTCATTATTTCAATCAAAGCTTCTTGAGTTTGACTCACTACAAGCTAAAGGATTAAACAGTGAGATATTTAGAACTCTTAAAGATAGAAGTGAGATTGCTTCTAGAGAGTTGCATAATGAGTATGGATATACATCTCTAAGAGAAGGGTATGCTAATACTACTCTTATGGCTATTGCTCCTACCAAGTCTAGTTCATTTATACACGGTGCTGTATCTATGGGTATAGAACCTATTAAATCTAACTACTTTATTAAAGATCTTGCTAAGTCTAAAACAGTATATAAAAATCCGTTTTTAGAAGCTGAACTAGAAAAGTATGATTTAAATAACAGTAAGACCTGGCAGTCTATACTTAAGAAAGATGGAAGTGTACAACATTTAGATTTTCCTAGTAAAGGAGTGTTCAAGTCTTTTGTTGAGATATCTCCTAAAGAGATTGTATTGCAAGCTGCTCAAAGACAAAAGTATATTGACCAGTCACAGTCATTAAACTTAATGATTGACCCATCTGTCTCAGCTAAAGATATTAATAAGTTGTATATGTATGCCTGGGAAGAAGGAGTTAAAACTTTATACTATCAGTTTAGTAAAAGTAGTGCACAGGATTTTGCACGTAATATATTAGAATGCTCAAGTTGTGAAGGATGATAAAAGATTTTAAAGTTTGGTGGAAAAGATTGCTAAAGCAAATGGTAAGGGATAGAAGATTATCCCCTGCTGAACGCTTAGGAACAAGAGTGGGTTACATGGGTGTAGGTTTTTTAATCTGCGCCCAATGGACCCTTGAGCCAGTATTATTTATAGTTGGTTTTATTTGTGTATTGATTCAAGTATCAATTCGTAGACAATGGAATTTAGTAGCTCTTCAACTTAATGGTTTACTAGCTTGGCTAATACATTTTATTATGGGCCTATAATAGTGATTGTTATTTTCTAAGCAAGCTTTGATTTTCTTTTTTTAAGTAGTCAACTTCTACTCTAAGGGCGTGAACTTCCGCAACTAGGTCTAAAACCTGCTGCCTTAATATATCCTTTTCTTTACCACTACTTTCTAATAAGTCTTCTAGGTTGGTAACCCTAGTTTTTAAATCATTTCTATATTGCACACCCTCATTGTTTTGTAATTCAAATCTTTTTTCTTCTATATTAGATTTTAGTTTAGCTTCAAAATATCTCCAAATAGAAGCGGAGCCTAAAACGCCTATAACAGCTAATATTATTTGCAGAAAATTGTCCATTGTGTATTATTTATTGTTGTGCAACCAATCATATTAATTTTTTTTAATTTTTGGCAATTGTTTGATTATAACAGGTTTAACTATAGGTTTAATTCGGGGTTTTGTTATTGGTTTTGTATGCATTACAGGTGGAACATAAGAATTTCTTATATTTATATTTGGAACAATGTAATTATTCCAATTTCTATATTGCCAGTTTTGTCTATAATGATATCTAAAAGGGTCATCCTGACGAAGTATTCTAAATTTAAAGTCTCTGACTGGAACAGCAAGAGTATCACCTTTCTCTGTTATTGTTAAAATACTTTTAATCTTATAACTAGTAGATATATTATATGTACCGCAAGATGAAAATGTTGCTAGTAATAATATTAATAAAATGAATAGTTTTTTCATAACTGTTAGAGTGTGACTTTAAACCCTATATAATAATATACACTATTTATATGGTATATAAAAAGAAAACTCCCTAGAATTACCTAGAGAGTTTAAACTTTTAATTAGCTAAAAACTTTTGTTCTTTTATTAAATTTTCCCATTTCTGTATACTATATAAAATAGGCATGGCATCTCGCCAAGCTTTGTTAACTTTTAGTTGACCTTTATTAGGTTTATTTTGATAAACATATTCTGAGTCAGCATAAAAACCATCTTTACCTTTAATTATATATCCGGCTGGTGTCCAGAAACTTAACTTTAAAGCTTCTCCTAAATTACCCAATGCTTTAGCAGAGACAATAGGTGACTTCGCCATTTGAAACATTTGTACAGGATCAATAAACAAAACAAGTTCTTTATAAAGTCTATCACCCTGGTACCTTGCCAAGTGTTTAAGTCTTTTTTTCGTATCATCATCATCAGCATCACCTGCTAAAACACTATCCATTATTGTATTTATTAAACTTACAGTCATCATAATGCTTATTTCACCCATCGTTCTATAGACTCCAAAGAGTTTATTGGATGCTCTTTGTTCTGCAAATCCACCACCTTGATCAGCTGTAACCTTTTTAAAACCTTCACCGAACTTTCTTATATCTCTATTACCGGCCCAGATCTGTTGTTTAGAATACGCTAAGAATTTCCAAAAGGATTTATACCTACCTTCCATCCAACCTAAGTTTTCATCAAAGTACTCTCCTTGAAATCTAGCTCTAATTGCGGGTGCAACCCATTTGTGAAACTGTGCTGCTAAATTACCTAATGTATAACTTTGTATAACCATTCTATCTTCTGCAGCATAGTTACCATGGATTTGTTTATTTACTTCACGCACTTTATTTCTAAAAGCATATCTCCATTTATCAGTATACTCTTCTATTGTACCATCTTTGTTTATTACTTTTGTAAACCCTTCAGGTAATGACAGCTCATGGGTTTGACCATTAAACTGCATTGCATCATATAATGATAATGTTTCACCAGTACTCTCATTAAGTACATCTGTATCCATTAGCATTGCTATACCAACTTTAGTTTGTACATTATATTCTGCAGCATCTTGCATAACATAACCCCAAGCTTTAAATCTTGACCATAAACTTTTTGTATCATTTTTTCTAGATGATTCACGTATGTCTGTTGAGTCATCCATCATTCTAAATAAATCTACAAAAGCTTCATACTTATTGTTAGCTTTATCAGGATCATAATCTGATTTGTTTAAACCCAGTAAACCTAACGTAGCAATGTCTGCTATATCACCAACACCACTACCTGTTCTTTGTATAATACCAGGTAGAGCTGTAACATTATACTCTTTACTTGCTCTAAAATAACTCTTCTTAGTAAAAAATCTACTACCCAACATTTCTATATTGTTGTTGATTCTACCCATCAAGTAGTTATTAAAGTTACCAAAAGGGTTAAACGCTACATATGCTAAAGAAGATTGTGATATTAATGCATTTGCAAACTTATCAAAAAATCCTTGGCTTACCAATTCATTGTCATAGTATACCATTGACATATATGCTTGCGCTCTTTTAAGCACGTTAGACTCTCCAGATGTTTCTTTAGTAAAACCTACTTTTTTTAGTATACCCGTTGATGTACGCCCAAGTAAAGTTGTGTTTTTATCTGAAGGACTGTATTCTTTATTTGTTATAACTCTTATTATTGCTGCTAAAGTATCTTCTATTTCACCCATTACTTCGTAATGCTCAGCCATAGCACTAAACTTCAATAAACTTGATCCTAAATCAGAACTTATTTCACCTACAGATGGTTGTATTCTTAATTTAGCAAGCCTTCCTTCAAGAACAGCTTTATCAGCTTTATATCTTTCCGGTGCCATCCTTCCTTTTTTATATATATTTTCAAGATCTACAAGTTCCGCTTCTACTGCTTCTAGTGCACCATCTACTCTTGGACTTCCTGTAAAACCTACAGGCATAGAGTTTATAAAGTTTCCGTTTTCATCAAGCAAAACAGTTTTTTGCGTTGCTGTTTCAGTGACTAAGTTTTTAACTGATCTAACTGTACCAGCAAACATTTTGGTAAAGAATCCAGATTTATTTTTTATATCATCTAATAAAGTATCCCTTACCAAAGGCACCTTACCTAACATTTGTTGTCTTGTATTATCAGGAAGCTTTGCTAATAATTCTTTTTCATAGTATTGTATATAAATTTCATAGAATTCTCTCTGTGCAATTGATAAAGCATCTGTTTTAGTTGGATCAAATATAGCCTTGTATTTCTCACTACGCATGTCTTGCCCTAGTGTTCCATCTTCATTTATTGTAAATGGATTTGCAACTCTATACTTAACTTTAGGAAATAACCCTTTTGCATTTTTTTCTATTACACCTGTAGGATTACCATCTACATCATTTTCTGCTTTATTGTATCTAGTAGTGTCAAAGTATTTTAAAATAAATTGATCGTACTCCGCATCTTTAACTCCAATTTTTCTTTGCCACTTACCGTAAGTACCATTACTCACCCATGTTTCCCACTTTCGTCTTTCTTGTAAAAACTCATCTGTGTATCTGTGATATTCTCCATCTATTCTATTACCATTCTCATCAGATCTTTCAGCTCTCCAAAAATTTGAGTTTGCTCTTTTCTTTAAAGCTAAGTCAATATTATAATCTATATCTTCTTTTTTTGCTTTTAGAATGTCTTTAACATCTCTATACTGATACATATGACCATTGACATCTATTAAAGCTTGTCTTAATTCAAATTGTTTATCAGAATACAATCCTCCAATTTCTTTTACATAAGTACCTGCACGCTTTCCTTCTGAGTCAAAGTCAAGCATAAAGTCATATATTTGATTTTTACTTCTACCATCAAGCTTTAGCAATTTATTAGCAGCTGTGCTCAATACATTTTCTCTAAAAGCAATTTTATCTAAAAGGATTTGTTTTTGTTCTTTATATATTTTATCAATTACTGCAAGTAAAGTATCATCTTGAGTAGCTAGATCTCTAGTTAATAAATCTCCTGTACTAATATCATTACCTATTGTAAGTTCATCTATTAAATCTTGCTCAGTAAAACCTCCTTCAATACCAAACTTTTTGTTAGATCTGTTTTTGACTACTTCCTTAACAAAATTAAATATAGCATCATTTACAAGACCTTCTCGCCCTGCTTTTAATACACTACCTCCAACAAGTTTATTTCGTTCTAGTAGTAATTTAAATACTAATGTTTGTTGTGTTGCATTTAAATCTGGTGATTCACTAATATTATATAAGATTTCATAAGCAGATATAAACCTGTTAAAATTTAAAACATAACTAATAAATTCTCGTTTTGAAACGTTATTTGGATCAGATATATATGCAGTAAACTCTCTAATTTGTTTTAGAGCATCACTTAATAATGCAGAATATACTTTTGATTGCTCGTTAGGACCTTTATTCATCCCTTGATTAATGTATGCTAAGGTTCTAATTTGATAATCTCTTTGTTCTTTTTCAGTCTTATTAGTAAATACTGTTTTACCCTTAGAGTTTGCTGTTAATGCTTCTTGCATTGCAACAGAATAATTTTCTAATGTTGCATAAATAGCATTCACTTCACGCTGAGGTTTAGCCTCTACTGTGGTTTTTGTTTGAGATTTTGCATTAGGATCTTGATCTCCTCTGTATGAAGAGTTTTCTTGATTCTTAATAGCAGCATCCATTTTTTGCTTATTAAGATTATCTTTTGTAGATGGGATAAGCATATCTACATAGCGTCTGTTTTCACTTGGTAGAGTTTCTGTATGATCATAACTCCCTTCAAAATTCCAAGTACCTAAGTACTTTTGTTCTTTCCCTTTACCTTTTATATCAACTTTGATATGGAATGTAGAAGCAGACATATCACCTTCAGAAACAGTGTATCCCATATTTTCAAACATTCTTCTATATAGATTTACTTGTAGATTGTGTTGAGCATTTGTAGAAAGTCTATCTACTCCTTTTTGTTTTAGTTTACTATCAGCGGGTAATTCCCACGTTTTTCCTTCGTACCTAGTTTCTTCTCTAAAACCTGTTGCAGTAGGTTTTTTATATGTTTCAAGAATAGAATTTTTACTTGTTTTTAAATCTACTATTCTAATACTACCATCTGTTTCTATAATAATTAAATCTGCTGTACCAGCTATTTTTGTAGCTTTATCAAATACAATTACTTGAGATAAAGCAATACTACCAGGTGGCATTAAATCATTAATTATCACACCCATATCTTTAAATGCTTGTCTTGCCTGTTCTTCATTAAGAATTTTCATGTCTTTTATTATATCATCAAAATTCTCAAATGCTACAATAGCATCGGCTATGCGGTCAAGGTCATTACCCAGATCTAAATTTAATTCAACAGACTCAAGCTTTTCAGTATCTAATCTTTTACCCTCTTTAATCTTTTCATTCCATTCCTTAACAGCATCCTTACGTTTTTGACCAGTCAAGTTTTTGATAGCTTCTGCTTTAGCAATTTTAGCTTCACCCTCCTTATTGGTAAGCTGACCTTTTATTGCTGTAGTAGCTGATGTATATACCTCGCCATTAAGTATATCCATATAAGTATGAGACTTCTCATCAAACACCATGATGGTATCTGATTCATTTGCATTAGCAGCACTTACAGATAATGTTTCTAGTGGTTTACCCGGAGCATGTTTAGCCACATGCATAAGTTTGTCCACTATTTCTTTTTGTATACCATTTGCAGAATCTTTAGCTTTGTCTATAACCCTTTGCTTTTCGGGGCTTAAAGAATACTTTACTCTTATATCTTTACGGATATTAAGATCAAAGTTTATTGCTTCTGTATTTAAAAGTTTTGCAATGTCACTAAACGTTGCAGTAGAACTAATTTGAGAAATAGGTATGGATCCTCCCGTTATTAGTTCGTGAAAATTATTGATTACTGATTTTAACCACTCCAATGCTTCTTTAACTAAATTAACAAAAGAAGTTGTAGGTTTTGTTTCATATTCTTTTTTGAAGTGTCTAGCTAGAGCTTGAGTTACTATCTCCATATCTCTGTCTTGATTGCTAAACCTTTGGCTAGAACTGTATGCAGCTTTAATACCTTCTACCATTTCTGGGAAGTTATTTTTTGCTTCAGAAAGTAAGCCATTATATAATGTAGGATTCTCGTTTTGTATAGCATCTGTAAATGGATGTAATACTTCTTCTATAGCAATTTCATTTGTTACTCTACCCTTAACTAATATTACACGTCCTTGATAATAAAATGAATTTACATTATTAAAGCTTGAATCTTTTACTCTCTTTGATTTAGGAATGAGAGCATGCAGCTTTTTTGCTTCCTTAACACTTAAAACATTAATTGTTAACTGAGGAAATAGTTTACTAAGATGTGTTATAACAGAAACAGCTCTTGTTTGATCCCATGCTCGTGTTTTAGGAAGCATGTCTTTAGGTGTAATAACTTTAGGATCTATGCTTATATATCTAGTTAACGGATTTATAGCTTGAGTTCTTGTAACAACATTTTGTGGTATATTATTTATTTTAAGATACTGACTAATTAAGTTATCATGATATTTAAAAGCAGCTTTACTTGCTTGCCAATCACCTTTGAAGGTTCTTTTAACCATCATTCTGCCACCAAAGCTTACAATGTACCCTTTATCTTGTAAATTTTTTAATACACTTTCACCAAAAGATTTTTGTTTTAATGCGTAAGCTAACTTAGATTTTTTAGTATACTCTGCAGCTTCTGTTACAGTAGGAAATGCATCACTATCTTTAGTTTTTTGCCAAAGGTTAATTACGTTATTTGTTGCTATTTCAGTTTTATACACTGATTGCAACGCTTTATATTCCGCTGTATTTTTGTTAGGACACTTAGCCATAGTTTATTATTGTTATAGTATACAATTATTTATTTCATCCATGAAAACTTCTTCAGAAGTCATTTCATCTGTTGGTATATAAGTACCCTCATTAAAAGCCTTAATCATTTTACTGAAAGGATATAATTTTTGCTCACGCAATTTAGCCTTTTTTTCTGGGAAAGGTTCTATTTGCTCTTCCCAATATACTTCTAATGCAACGTTTACATCTGTTAAATCTGCTTCAAGCTCAAGCTGTAAGTCTGATTGTAATTGTGCAGCTCCTTCCATTTCTAAGCTTTCAACTTCACTAGTTTGTTGTGCTGGTATTGTACCGCCTTCCATAACATCTATTTGTAGTAAAGCAACTATCGTAGCTCTGGCTTCAATATCTATTTTATCTTGAGTTAGAAGATCTCTTCCGTTTTTCCAATAAACAGACTTATCATTATTGTTTATATGATCTTGTTCATGTAAAACTAAAAATGTATTTATTAGTTTATTACTACTTAACAGATTTGTAATTCTATCCATAGACCAACCTTGAGCAGCAACAGCTTCTAAAACTTTTGCTTTTTGTTTAGATGTTATACCGCCTTCTTGTCCGGTAAAGTAATCAAAGAACTTAGCTCTACCATCTTCGCCTTCTACAGGGTTTAATGTTATTGTAGTTCCGTTTGTGCTTGCATACCTTATAGACTCATCTTGATTTTGTAACTGTCTGTTAATTTTATATTCTGGAATTTCTAAACTTCTAGTGGGTGCTGCTATTTTAGGTTCTATTTCTGAAATATCTTTACCGTCAAGTTTAACAGATGTGTTAACCCCAACCTCTACTTCAACAGAACCGTTTCTTAATACTTCCTCTAATGCAGCAGTTTGCTCAGCTTCTAATGAATCATAATCTATTTGTTCATCTTGATTATATACTCCATCAAGATTAGTATCACTACCATAGTTTTTCTCTTTAACACTCTCTCTTACTTCTTGGTAAGTTGGTCTTTCACCAAACATAAAACCAATACCATTTTGCTGATTTGATCCGTATGTTTCTGCTTTATTAAAGACCCTAACGCTTTCATTGCTTTTTTCTCCATCTACTTTAAATGTTACATATGTATCATTACCCATTGCATCTATAGATCTGTATCTTGCATATTCTAAATCGCTTGCTTCAGGATTATTATTTAATGAAACAGTTAAAATACCATCCGATATACTAACACCTTTAGATTTTGAATTAAATGTATTTAATAACGAGTTGCTAATATTAGATTCTAAATAACCACTTACAAATTCTTTAGAAAGTTCTTCTTTAGTTAAACCAAACACCTCTTTCATTTTTATATCAGAGCCATCACGTAAAGCAATGTTTGCTGTTTGTATATGACTTAAGTACCCGTTCATTATAAAGGGGCTCACAGCATCCATCAAAGTACCATAAGTTAATTGTAGACCATCTTTAACCATCATATAGTTAATTATAGCTAAAGCACTATCGCGCATAGTTGCTGAGCCATATAACTTAGCAAAAGATGTCTGTAAATCTATTTTTTGTAATTTGTTTAAGCTTCTAAATGTATTTGCTTCTACAAGATTTAAACCTGTATTATTATCTTTATTTGTATAAGCATTTGTAACAGCAAAAGTTTCTAAAAAGAAATTATCTTTTCCTATATCAGTTGCTCTCATATCCTCAACTAACTTATCTATAGATTGTAAATCAGAAGGATAAATAAATTCATTACTTAATGTTGCAATGTTTTGCCCTTTTGTTTGATAAGCTTTGATTGTTATGTATGAGAGTAAATCTCTTGATATCTTTGCTTCTACTTCCTCATCATAACCACTTGACTCTGTATCTACATTTGTTAAAATTTTGTCCATTATATTTTTAAACTCTGGACTTGCGCTTAAAAATGTAGAAGGTAATAACTCTGTACGAACCTCATTGAAAATTTCTAAATACTTAGCTTGCCATGTGTCTTTTAAATATATACTAGATAAATCCATTATCGCTTTAGGATCTAGCAACTTATCTATTTGATTAGACTTTTTGTTAATTGCAGCCATGTCTTTTCCTAAACCTTGTGTTAAGTTAGAAACAGCACCCATATTAGCTGTAAATTTACTAACTGTATTACCAGCCTTAAACAATTTAAGTATGGAGAATAAAGTTTGTTCATCTACTTCATTTGGTAATTTAATTGAATTTATTAATAATTCGTTTGTTACAGAAAGAGCCTTAAACTTTTTACCCTCTGGGTTCAAACTTTCAAGCATGTTGTCTACTAAAGTATCTACTCCAGGGTCCATCTTTTCCTTCTTGTTTAATGCTTCATTATAAATTTCTTGTATAATAGGATTGTTTATTAGAAGTAAAGAAGTATTAATAGGAACACCTAATGCTGTTAGATTACCAACTAAACCTAATGCAGATTTATTTAAACCAAGTTTAGCAACCAACCTTTCTTTTGCATTATCTGTAGCCATAGTAATCAAAGAAGAAATGATATCTTGTTTTCTAAGACCTTTTTTTGTTTTAGATAACTTTTCTCTAAGAACACCGAAGTCATTATAAGTAATACCATTAATTACAATACTAGGAGCATTGCTTTTTAATTTTATTTTGTATTCAGTTAATAAACTTAAATACTGATTAGGTAAAACAATTGCACCAATAGCAGCGCCCTTGTTAGCCTTAAAGGCTTTTATCTTACCTAGTATATTGTCAATATCAATATTATCTTCTCTTGATCTTTCAGTCAAAGGAGATATACCATTTTCTAGTTTGGTAATTTCTTGTAATACTTTCCATTCATCTTCAAGTATATCTAGTGCAGCAGCTGTATAAGAAATTGGAGTCTCTTCTGTAGTAGATTCTGTAACACCTCTGTTACCCATTAATGCATATTTGTAATCTAAAATGTCATTATTTAATGCAGCTACATATGGTTCTCCGTTTTTCTTTTTATAAGTAATATATTGTTGTTTAGATATAGGAAGACCTAACATCTCTAGTGCAATAATTGCATCTTGATATTCTTTTCCTAAAGCATCGCTTACAACTAATACAGAAGAGTTGCTAACTTTTATAGCTTGGTCATCTTGTTTATACAAGCTTAGTGCTTCATTATAGATAGAACCTTTTTTTGCTACTTGATTTTTTACATACTCTATATAATCGTTGTATTGACCCTGCTCAGTAGTAGCTTTACCATACTCAATAAAGTTTTTATCTTTTACATACCATTCTTTAATTTGACTGTATACTTTATCTATATCAAAATCCGCTCCTGATATTTCAACAAGCTCTCTGGCAAACATAGCAACAGATCCGTATACAGCAGGTAAGAAGTCTACATATTTAGTATTAATTGTAGAATGATTATCTTGAGATGGGATACGTATTGCAAACATCTTTGATACAACATCTGGAATTAATTCATTAGTGTTTTCTATTAAATCCATTACATCAGCAAAATGAGAAGGCATCATCATTTCAGTATATCTCTCTCCTGTTTCTTTACCCTTGCTATCATATGCTTTAACACCAGCTCTTAGACGATCTTGTATTACTACAAATCCTCCTTTTGGTATTTTAACCTCAGACCAAGTTGGCTCAGCATTAGTGTCTAATCCGTTTGTTGGATCAACTAAAGCCGGTTTATTTTTCATTTTATTCCAAACACCTTCTCTAATTATTTCTGAACGTTCTGGAATACCATTGCTATCAAAGCTATATACTTTTCTATATACGCCTACACCAAAGTCAGAAACTAAAGCTAAAGAATGACCAGGTAACTTTTCTGATAAACTACCCTTACTTAAATATGTTAAGAATAATCCTTCAAATTTATTTACAGTTATAGGATTGTTTAAATCATATTGCTGTTCTCCATTTACAGTATTAAAAAATTCTAGTAAATTACTGCTTGATTCTGATGCTTTTAAACCTGCCTGAGCATATCTTAAAAATGCTGTTAAGTTAGGAGTAATCTTATTTTGTTTAACTGACACTTTTAACTCATCCATTAAACCTACACTACCATCTTTCTTTTTAAATGTATAAACTAAATTTCTTTTGTTCTTAAATTTAAGCTCAACTCTTTTTCCAGTAGCTTTATTATATTCTTTTCTGATTTGACCTACTGTTAAACCTAGCGCTTCTACATATACATTATCTTTTTGTTCTGATGTTATAATGTTTTTAATTTGTGTAGGATCAACAATTTCTAATTTGTTAGATGGCATCTCTACTTGCAACCCTAAATTTTTAGCACTTAGCTCAGAAGGACTGTTTGTAAAATCATTTGTATTTTCTAATTCACTTAAAGATATAACATCTTGCTTAAGCATTTTATATGCACTCAATGGTGCTGCTATAGCAATTGATTCACTCTTTGCTTCTTCTGCTTCTAACTTCATTCTTAAGTTATGCAGTTTCATCATATTAGGTTTAGCTTCCCATATTGGTGTTTGACCTTCTTCAGCAATGTTATTTGATGTAAGCTGTGGTATTAATGGGAAAGCAGACATTTTAATAAATGTTCTACCATCTGCATATACTAACTTTCTTGAATTTAGCATAGCTCCATTTTGCACAAAACCATTTTCACCAAATATTTCTTCTGAAGTAATATCTTCACCCCGTTCTACTCTATCTAGTAAAGCAGCTTGCATTGGCGTAAGTTTTCCAAAGCCAAATTCAGTATACCTTAAACCTTTTGTAGTATAATATAATTGAGCATCTGCTTCTTCAATGTTTTTGTTTGTGCCTAATGAAGATTTACCAATAGGTTCTTCTAATACAAATCCACTTACTTTATCAACTATATGATTAACACCTAACTCTGGTGCTGTTATAGCACTATAAGCACTAACCGTTGCTGCATTTTGTGCTTTTGCTCTTTTAATTGCATCTACACCATTCTTTAAAGTTACTGCTTGGTCACCTAATAATATTTCGTTTAATGCTTTTGTATTAACCCAATCATTAAAAAAGATTTGTTTCAGGTTATGATCAGCATCATCAATTAGGTTTAACATCTCAGCACTTTCTTCAAAGTTAGCGGATATATCTAAACCATTTTTTATACTATTACTAATTTCTTGATTTAAATTTAAAGTTACTAACTCAGATTTAAATTCAGCAAATTGATCTTCTAATATGTTATTAAGTTCAGATTTAAACTGATCTCTTGTCATGTTAATCTCATCAAGAGCTTGATCTAAAGTTATATCCCCTCCTCTATTAGCTATTTGTTCTAGTTCTGTTTTAACTTGTGGTGATAATAATAACTGAGAGTTATGAAGTTTAAAAGCTCTTCCATCATTATCTTGGTTATAACCTACTATACTTCTTTCTGTTTTTGTTTCAACGTTTCTTTCTCTTTTGATACGGTTGAACTCTGTTTCAATAGAGTCAAGGTAAATATTTAATGTCTCATCTGTTATAGTAGTAATACCATTAGATGTTTCTACTGCTCTTAAGACAGGCATGTAAGCCATATCACCTGTGTTAGATGATTCCAATACTCTTAATAATATAGGTGCTAGTGCAGTTTTTACTTCTTCATTTTCTGCATTATTAAAGTATTCTACAAAATCAACTCTTCCGGATTTTGTATTAACTAATGCGGTGTATGAGTTTATTAAAGTTAAAGCAAATTCTTGAGGAGTAAAATTACCATAAGTAGATCTTGAACTTACACCTGATATATTTGCATTAATTTCTTCTTCTGTTTTGTTTATTTTACCTACTGCAGAACCGGCAAATCTTAAAATCTTTTGTCTTTGATCCGCACTTAATTGTACAAAGGCATCACTATTTAAAAGATAATTGTTTTCTAAATAAGGAAACTGTGCTTTCAAACCTTCTAATTGATCCAGATCATTTAATTTTTGAATAGCTTTTAAATGATATGTAGGTTTCTGATGTGCATAAACTAAATTACCTTCAGCATTTTTGAATACAGACAAACCAATTGTTTCATCAAAAGGAGCATTTCTAATTGCCATATTTCTAAGTCTAGAATTCATACCTCCTTCACTGTATAAGTCAACACCAGTTTGGATTAACTTTAGCATTTCTACAAAGTCTTCAGATATAACAGCAGACTCGTTAGAGTTTGCATTAATAAGTGCTTTTTGTTTTACAGTTAATACACTAACAGGTTTGGCAGAAACTATACTAAATGCAATAAATTGTCTACTTAATTTAATACCAATCAGCTCAGATAAAGCTTCTTGATATTTTTTAGATTCTTCTGTTAAACTTTTATTGGTAATTTTTTTATTTGAAGAAAGTAAACTTTGTAAATCATCTAATGTATTTTCAGTTCTAGTTTTAACTGCAGATTCAGATTTAATTATTTTATCTTTTTGAGTCCAAGCTTGTGCCCACCTGGTTACCTGAGAATTTACATCATCTCTTTGCGCGGCAGAATACATTAATACATTACCCGCATTATCACGTTGAGTAAATAAATAATCTACTCTAAAGTTTTCAAAAGCTTTTGTAAATGCTTGAAACAGCTGTGGATTTTTAATCTCTAAAGGTAATGGACTATCTGATAATAATGTTTCAACACTTACTCCAATAGAAGAGAGTAGTTTACTTACAACAGCACCTGTTTCTAAATTATCTTGACCAAAGAAATACATGTTTTGTAACATGGCTTTTGGATTTTCAATATTTTTAACAGACTTTAATAAACCATTATATACATCTACAAAATCTACAGGTACTATAAGCGTTTCTCCTGATACCAACTCAGCATTACCAAAGTAATCTGTTGCTTCTTTAGTTGTAGTTGCTATAAAAGCTCTAATGTCTTTAGGTGTAGACTGAATACCACCTACCATAGAGGCATCTTTACCCCATTCATCTATACCTCTTAATCCAATAGAATTCTCCATTGTTTCTTGATTGTACTCTTCTTCTCCAACTTGACTATCTATTACATTTAATAAATTGAAAACTTGATCTTTAATTATACCGGGTGATTCATCAAGTGCTATACTTACTTGATCTAGTAGTTCTATTTCTCTTTCTGATTTGTTTGCATATCTTTGATCAGCAGAATTATATAACTCATAAAAATCATCCATTACACTATTTAAAATGTCAGATTTTTTAAGTAGAGGATCTGTATTTTTATATGATCTGTTTAAATACATTGCCGCTATACTTCTAATTAAAGGATCAGCTACATCATTATCTACATATAAAAATCCTTTTCTAACAACATCTTTTGTGCTTCCATCTGGTTGTAAAACTTCAGTTATTTCTTCCGTCTCGTCATATGGTAATAAAGCGTTAGCTTCTAATGTAACACCCGCTTGACTAGTAAATTGATTAACTACTGGTGTAGATGAATAGTACTTACCTGAATCTATATTTTCAAACAGAGTATTTAAATCATTTTTACTATAAGACTTAAAAACAGATTCTATCCATTCCAAAATTCTAGTAAATAATGATTTTACTTCTGAAGATGTGTTAGTGTTTTTAGGACCTGTTTTAAATAACTCAAACTGATCTGCTAAATACTCTTCATAGTATTCTTGTTCTAATCTAGCGTCACTCATATTTGTATATGTGTTAGCTGAACGTCTAAATATTTCTAATTCCTTCTTCAGACTTTTACCTTCTGATCTAAGTTTTGCTCTCACTTCTTTTCTAGCAATACCCAAATACTTAGTTATTTCTACATCTGATAATAGCATTCTAAATACACCATGAAAAGCTTCATGATATCTGAATGGGGAATTAGCTCCGGTATAAATTGTACCATTGATTGTTTTACCACCAGCAATATTATTCAAGTTTAATACAAAAGCACCAACTCTTTCACCACCTGCTTTTAAATTATCCCCTAATAAAGTAATATCCTCAATACTTATAAAGTCAGGTAAGTTTTCTTCAGCCCATAACATAAAAGTATCTATGTCTTCTACATCTGTAATAGATAGAGAGCTTAGTATTTTATTAGCAGAACTCATTATAGCAACTTTTTTTGCTAAAAGCTTTTGATACTCTTCGCTTTCTCTTAGAGCTTTTGATTGTTCTTTTCTACTTTTACCTTCTTGCAATTTTGCTTTTAAGGCTTTGATTTCAGCTTTTACTTTAACCAGCGGAGAATCTTTTACTTCTACTGCTTTGTCAATAACAACTTCTTCAACAGGTTCTTCTGTTGTTGGTACTACTTCAGCAGCACGATCTTCAGCAGAAGTGCTTTGAGTTGTATTATAAGCTGCTTGTTCTGCTCCAGGATCTGCAAACAATTGAAGTGAAGAAGGGCTTGTAACTGATTTGATTACATTAGTAGTTGTTAGTTCTAATAGTTGTCCAATAGATGCATTTCTAGGAAATGATGATGTAAAGTTTTTAGCACTCAAAGATATTTTCTGGTCGCTAATTGTTTTATTATCATTAAATTCTTGTATGAAATCATTTATTTTTTTAGGATTAAGTATTCCCTCATCCATTATAGTATCCTTACTTAACCTAACTGTTTCCAAACGGTTTTCATTTACAGATACTTGTAATTCTATTTTACCCCATGGACTAACTTGCAAAGAAATATTAACACCTGGGTTATTTGTAATAAACAATTTTTCATTTAATGCTTTATTCCAAACTCGTAGAGCTTTTAATTCTTTGGATCCTTTTTTAAGTTGTGTGCCTGCACCTTTAGGTAATTGACCTATAACTTTTTGAGCTTGTGCAATTGTTTCAAGCATTAACTCATCAAAGTTTAATGGTTCAGCTGCTAAATTAACTAAGCTATATGTTCCATTAGGCATTAACACAACGGCCATATACCCATCAGTACCATTTAACATTTCCTCATACCTATAACCTAGTGAAGCCTGCACCTTATTTAACAGTTCACGTCTTGCGGTGCCTTCTAAATTTGTCACACCAGTAACTGTTCTTGGTTGACCCTTTAAACTTTTTTCAAGTTTATATATTAAATAGTTACCGTCTTCATCAGCACGGTTATAATCTAATTGATTTAAAGTTCTTGTAGAACTATTATCATAATCTGTTTTTCCTAATTGTAAATTAAAAGATATGTCATTAGGTAAGTCACTTACTTTAAGTGTAATAGTTTCTCCTGAGATTTCATCATAGAATAAACCATTCAAGGTGTTAGTTAAAACCTGACTAGTAGCAAAATTCTTTTTAATTAATTCTAATGCTTGTTGTGCAGTAAGTTCCTTTTGCAAGTACTCCGGCAATCTAATTAAATTATTTGCTTGATCAATTGTAAAATTGTTAGGTTTTAGTTCTACACCATTAGCTTCAAAATAAAAGTTTTCTGTATTAATAAAACCAAATATACCTTGAGCATCTGTGCTAGGATCAATCCCTGCAACTGATAAGGCTTTATTTATCTTACCCAGTATACTTGGATCGCTTGTCTTAATTCCAATTATATATTTTGATTGTATTTTTTGTATATACTTATTAGGTTGATTTCCAGGATATACATATAATCCTTTTTGTTTACCAGCTTCAGGATCTAATGTAATAACAAGTTCAAGATTTTTAATTTCATCTTGCGTTAAAGCAGATATAATAGCATTGTATCTATTTACACCCTCTTGATATGTTTCAGTAAACTGACCTTTATCATTTTTGTTTCTATAACCATAAGGAGTAACTGGTTCTGACACATCTAATCTAGATACATCATCTGCAAGAATATCCATGTCTATCTTTTGTAGATCATAAAAACCTTTAAATGCTCCAGGTTTTACATATACTAAAAACTCTTTCTTTGCATCAAATGACAAATCACTTTTATCATTTGGAATCAAAGTTAAATTTTTACCTTCTAAAATTTTATTAGGCTTACTTAAGATTTTATATTCAATAAGGTTACCTTCCTTGTCTTTCTTATATACAAGACCCCCGGTATTTAATGTTTCACCATCATATACAAACTCACCCGCACTACCATAATCTTTTTCAAGATTTACTAATATTTTTCTAGCATCTTCTGGATCTGTAAATAATCCAATACTTTCTCCATATTCTTCTAGTAACTCTAAACCTACTGGTTCTTTAGTTTTTGAATCTATAATAGTATATGACTCTATAGGATTACCGTCAGGATCAGGATATGTTTCAGTTATTATTGAAAAGTTAGGACCAGCTTGGAATACAGTTTGAGATGAGTTGCCTTGAAAGCTCTCGCCTTCTGCTTCCATCAGTACTGTTTGCCCTGTAATATCAGATAATGATACATTAAGTTTTTGTAATACATCGGATACAAGGTTATTTTGTAAACCATTATCAGATGATAACCAATTAATAAATAATGTATCATCTAATTTTTGTTCTTCTGTAAGTAAATTGTTTGGGTTTATTAATTTATCATTAGCAATCCATATATTTTTTAGTGCAGAAAATGCATTTCTGAAATTCTTGGCGGATTCACTATTAATCCATTCTGAATAAGGAAGTGTCTTACTATTGATTTGCCCTGCTTGATAATTTTTATACTGTATTAAAAGTAAATCTTTATATACATCAGAATTAGACGGCGCTATTTCTTCTTCAATACCAAGTTCTTCTAAAGAGGCATTCACTTCTTCTCTATTAGCTGCTTCTATCTCTGCTTCTACTTTACTAATCTCAGCCGCTTCAGTCTCCTGAGCTTCTTTTTTACTAGTAGCATTATATACTTCTAGCAAACCTTGTATCTCAGCATATAACAAAGGGTTAACAGCTTCTGTTATTTGACCGTTCTTATTATAGAACTCATCTAAAAATATAGTTGACCCTGTAAGTAAAAATGCCTTGGCTTTTTCAGGAGCTATAATTACATTTCCATTATCTAAACCAGCTATCTGATTTACTAATTCGTTTTTCTTGTTTACTTCAGCGTATTCTTCAAGCACCGCTTTAAAGTCATCAGACAAATTTTCAAAGGCATTAGTAAATACTTGATTTTGTCTTTCAAAAATTTCATTAAACCTTTCAGGATTATTTAAATACTCTATAGTTTTATCATAGGTCTTAGCTCTTCCCTTTAAAGCTTTGTAATCAACTATATCTTTTAGTGCTTCTCTTATTGCTTCTTTGTTTGCAAAAGTACCTTTACTATTAGCTAAATATTTTACATAGTTTTCAAATTCAGGTAATAGTTTATTGGATACTTTTGATTTATTAAATGAACCATCTTTATTTAAATTTTTGGGATCACTTAAAATAACTTCTAATGCAATTAATCTTTCTTTTTTATCAGTCTTATCTTTTATTATTTTTTTATTTTGTTCTGTATCACCTGTCAATACAGATAACTCAGCCTCTAAATTTGATAACTCTTGATTTATACTATCTTTATCTAATAAAACAGTAATATCACTTGCTGCCATATCTTTAAATAAAGGATCTGACGCTAACGTTTGATAAATACTATTTGATCTTTCTAAAGCTCTATCAAACCCATCCTTTGTAAACATATACAAATAGTTTGCATGAGCCCAAGCTGCTTCTTTAATTGCTTCTTGTTGATATTCTTTAGTTCCTTTTTTAAATTGTTGTCTATCAAAAGGATTAGGAAAATCATCTTTCCTATTATTGTAATCATTCTCAGTTTTTTCAATCTGATTAATCATACTTTGAAAACGCTCTCTTGCTTTTCCGCTTTCTACTTCTTTCTTACTAGCAAATCCGGCATCAATAAGTTCTTGATCACTTAGTTTATTATAATCTTCTAATTGATTTTGAAATATCTGTCCACCCCCAGTACTTAAGACTGTATATATTTGTTGAAATTTACCAAAGTCTTTTGCATCAATAAAACCAAATCTATCATCTGCATAGTTAGACTGAGTAAGTTCACCAGCTACTTGCTTTTGAATTAAAAAGTTTAATTTTGCAGGATCCCATAATTGTGATGGATCTTCAGCTTGTTGATTCCAAGCTTCATTATATGACTTTACAACATTTTTAACCCAATTTTCTTGAGCTTCATTTTGTTGAGCGTAAGCTGCTTTTGCTTCAGCACTTCCATACTTTCCTTTAGCTGCTCTGTATGTAGCGGGTATTCCTTGGAAAAATAATTTTTGTGGTCCTTGTACAATACCACCCATTAAGAAACCAGACATAAATGTTTCAAAACCCTGAGAACTAAACTGTGAACTTACTGCAGAATGTATTGATTGTTTATAAAGATCATATCCACCCGCTGTTGGATCAGTAAATACATTTTTATAATAATCATTTGTTGCTCCAGAAATAGCTTCTTGTCCAATTTCTTGAAACCCTTCCGCAAAGTTAGCAGAAAAGAATCTTAAACTTGCACCTGCTAATTTTCTAGTATTACCTTTTATTCCAGCAGAACTAACTCTGTTAAGTAATCCTGTAAAACCTGTACCTGCATCTTCAAATACATTTAATAGTTTTTTACCATCTTTACCAATACCTTTACTTTTTTGTATTATTCTTCTACCAATACCAGTTACTTTTTCATTAGCTAATCTGGCAAATGATTTATTAAAGCCACCAAAAGCATTGCCTAATACAATTTGATTACTTAGAAAAATTAAAGGTGCATTAGCAAGAAGAGTATCAAAACTAGCTTTAGTAGCATTATCTTGTATTGACTCTAATTGCAAAGATGTTACAGGATCTCCTAAGTTTTTACTTGATTGTATAGCAAGGTTTTCATTAATCCTTTGGTTATAAACCATACCTGCTTCCAAACTACTTTCAGCTAAAGCAAGATTTAATGATCTCAAATCTTTATAAAATCCACCAAAAGTTTTACTGGCCTTGGCCATGTTGCTTAAATTTTGAGCACCATTTTGAGCAGTCTTTAAAGATCTTATTGCAGCTACTGTTTCTGGTGCAAATACTTTTCCTATAAACTTACCGCCTGTTGTAAAGCCATTATACACATCTCTTGCTCCATCTACGTTTCTTGCAGCTGTTAACATTTTTTTTGTTGCTGCAGCTATTCTTGTTACTCCAAAACTGTTTGCAATAGTTTTACCAAGTCTCACTGTATTTGTTGCAGTTCTAGCTACAAGCGCAGCATCAGATACAGGATTTAAACCACCTTGTAAACCAGCAGCTGCCGCTAATGCTATTTCTTCTGCAGCTATACTACCTATAATACCAAATGTATACCCGGCATTTAAAAATAAATTAGTTGTAAATCCTGCACCACCACCTCTTGTTGAGCTGGCTCTAGCCATTATATCTTCAAACTCTCTAGCTGATTTTAAATCAGGACCAAAAGGATCACCTAAGTTTCTATATACACTTTTAAAACCAACAGCTGCTAAACTAGCAAGACCACCAAGTGTTCTTGATGCAGCATCCCACTCAGTAGAATTAGTGTTATAATACTCTTCATTATTTGCATAAGGAGAAAAACCTAACTCAGCATACATAGGATGATTATAATAACGCATAAAGTTAGATTGCTTTATACTAGAAACTTGAGGTGCAACGGTACCTATACCATTAGCAGGTCCCATGTTTTCTTGATTTTGTATAGCATCAAGTCTTTGGTCAAGCATTCTATTAACCCCACCAATTCCATTTATAGTTGGTGGTGTTTTTTGACTTAGAGGATCATATGTATTTGTTGCAACAGAAGGGCGTGGCGCACCCATATTAGCCAAGGCACTTATACCATATTTATTTGCTAATGGAGCACTGGCTTGAAGTTGTTGTATCTCTGATACATCGGCCATGTCAACATATTCATCATATTCAGGCGTATCAAACATTTCCTCAACAGGAGTAAAAGATTGCTCCTTATCAATTACACTAGCTGAAGTTTCATTTTGTGCAATTGCATTATCTAAAGTTGTATTATCCAATTGATCTTCCATCTAAGGTAAAAATTTATTGATTTTATTATTTTACTTTTTGCCATTAACAGCAACATCTTTATTTTTTGCCTCTGTGTTTGCTTTCACTTGAAGCGCTATTAAGTTTTTTACCTCTTGTTCCATAGCTTCTAAAATACTCATATTCCCCCCATATACAGAACCCATAGGATTTATATTAACTTGTCTAGACACAACACCTTTACTTACATAAGAACCACCAACACCATTAACAGATGGTTTGTATGCTTGTATTTCGTAGTTTAATGTATAGTTTTGAGAATTAATTTTTTGAAAAGAATAAGCACCTCCAGGATCAGCATTTGGGCCAGGTACATTTTTAGAATAATATCCATTACCTGCCTCAACTAAAGATGCAATTGCAGAGTTATTAGTCATTTGTTTATTACGAGAACCTTGGCTTATATCAACATCTTGATCAAATGTAAATGTAATACCATTTTCCATAATCTTTTTTCTTATAGTTGGGGATAATCCAGCCCATTGACTGTCTCCACCGCCTCCTTTAACTTTGGAATCTTGCCAAGCGTCAGAAGGGAAAAACTTATATGCTGCTTTTGTTTTTTCCGGATTTTCTGGATCTCCAAATGTATTAGCATATACTATTTTACCTTTAGGAGTTTCTTTTATATTTGTTGAAACTTTACTATTACTTCTCATAGCATACCAGTCCATACCAAAATCATCAAGAACTGCTTGAGCAATAGGACCTTCTTCTTTTGCATTTTCTAATTCTGTAATATATAAAGTAGGTTTTGTTCCTTTAGCTAAACCTGATTTTATTTGATTTAACATATCCGCATATAACTGATCTCCTTTACCTTTAACCTCTGAGTTAATAGGAAGGCTTATGGCTGCATAATTTTGTATATCTGCAGTAGTACTACCAGCTCTTCTTTTTACACTATCATATGTTGCTACATCTATTTCCCCAGCTCCTATATTTCCTTTAAGAACTTCATTCTGTTGTTCTTGTAATATTTCATAAGCTTCTTCAGCTTCATTCCTAACCTCACGCACAGATATATTACGCACCTGCTTAGGCATATCTATAGGTCTATCACCCCTTATTTTTTGTACTGCTGGTCTACCGGTATCTTCTGTAGTATATTGTAACCCCGGTGCGTCCTTAATAAAGTAAGGTGTTTCACTGTTGAAAACACTTCTAACAACATTCATATCCTTTCTACCCATGGTTTTATTTACCATATAGTTTTCATCTGGTCCATTAAATCCAAAATTATCTATACCAGTTAAATCAGGGTTTTGTAATTTTCCTTGTCTTGCATTTTCTATAGCTCTATCTACATATTCTTTCTTAGTTAGCATTACCATTAAATCACTTTCACCCTTCTCCCATATATCACCAAATCCTGATTCTATTAGAGCTTGGGAATCTTCCAAGTCATTTCCTTTTAATAACATTTTAGAATCTAAATAAGCCTCATATTGTTTTTTTGATGACGTTTTAAAATCCATATTAGAATTAGTAATAGAATTACTTGTTTGAGAAAATGCATCTAACAAAGGTTTATAATTACCAGAACTTGTAAAATCAATATTATTTTTTTTAAGAGCTTCGGGATCATTTAATGAAGACTCATAATTTTTCCATTGTTGTTCTATAACACTTCTATTAACATATGTTTTAACACCGTTTTCATCTTCTGTTTGTTGACTTAAAAAAGATCTTAAATTAGGTATAGACATGTTTTCAGTTACTGTTTCGCCATCTTTTATATACTCAACAGGAATTATAACTTCTTCTGATCCTGCAGTTGCATTTAATTGTGTAGCAGCAGAAATAACATTATTAATTTGACTTTCTAAATTTAATTGATCATCTTTTAATTTTGATTTAAGAGACATTTCATATACATCATCACCCTCTTGCCAAACAGTTGTTTCTGGCATTGTAAAATCTGTTGTAGGATTACCTAATGCATCTAGAGTTGCATCGTTTGGATCACCTACTTCACCCTTTAACACCGCTAACTTATAAGCATCAGATGCTTTTTGTGCTTGTAAATCAAATGCTAAATTTCTTCTTTCTGTCAAAGTTGCAGAAAGTTTAGCCATATCATGTTCAAATTGTTTACTTTGCTTAGCATACTCATTAACTCTCATAGTAGACTCCATGTCACGCATACTAAATGCTTTAGCTGCTTTTAACATATCACCATGCATGTTAGTTAATTGTAGCAATTGATATGCCCTATTTAAATTACTTTCTAAATCTGGAGAACTAGTAGCAGCAACATCTCTGATTTTCATTCTATTTTGTAAACGAGCACTAGTAGCATCAAAGGCACTTTGAGCCTCTTTCATTATTTTTTCATCATCAGATCCAGGTATAATACCATTTGTTTGCTGATAATTACTCCACCTTACTGTTGACTTTTGTTGTTGAGCTAATTTTTTTGTACCGTCAGTAATATCTTTATTATTATTTGCTTCTATTCTTTTAATAGTTTCTACAGCCCAAGCATTCTGACCTTCTTCTACACTACTAAATGCTCCCGCAGCCATACCTTCTGCAGCAAAATCTCTTCCTGCTACATATGCTTGTGTACGATATGCATTTTGAACTCTTGGGTCATCTTGTAATCTTTCTTGTATCATTGCTAATGCAGGACCAGTTACTGCTTCTCCATTAGTAGTAGTGATTATCCAATCTCCATTTACTTTTCCTTTAGTAATTGTACCATCTGCATTTACCACATCGGGGTCTTTACCAAAGTGATCAAATTTCATTTTTAATGGAGGCTTCATTTCACTTAACATCTTGTCAGCCATCTTACCTAAATCTGCATCTGGAGTATAACTATATAGTTTTGCATCTAAAGCTTGATCAGGACTCATGTTTATAAAGTCTTCCATTCTATATTGCAACTCCTTAACACCATCTGCCCACCATAAATCTCTTTGGTCAAAATCCACAGATGTTTGTAACCGGTTGGCGTATGACATTTGCTTTTGATAGTTGGCTGTTTTAACCATATCTTTAACAATTAACTTGTCTTCAAAGAATGGTGCAAATACAGCCTTTGCTGATTGAGCGTTTTGAGCTAAAGATAAATCCATACCCGCAATCTTTTCTAAAGAAGGAGCAAGGTTGTTTACATATTGTTCTCTTTGTTCTGAAGTATCTTGTCTTGATAAACCTGCGTATACAACTTTATTATATACATCATTTGTTGCTTGCCAATTGGTATTATACTTATCTTGTCGTGTATCAAGAACTGCAGACAAAAATTTATAGTCTGGTGTAAACGGCTTGATGTCCGGTAAATATTGTTCTGATCCTGGTACGTATGTTGCCATATTATAAAATTACTAAAATTTGTTAAGTTTACAAAGGTAAATATTAAAACCTTTGAGGTTTATCCACCCATCTTACCTGTATAGAATGGCACTACCATTCTCTTTATTTCTTTTCCTTTCTTTGCTACTGTTCTTCCTGATGCACCTCTACTTTTTAATTCAGCTTGACCCACTGTAGTTTGGTCATTAGGTTGTGTTCCTCCAATTCTACTTAGATAACCTTTGATTTCAGCTTCTGAAGGTGTTCTACCTAACCCCTTAGATAGTTCTGAGATGTCTTGGAAGTATTGTTCTTTTCTAGATTCTCTATCTGCAACACTACCTGTTTTTTTCAATGCATTAGGATTAGTAAAACCTACCATACCACCTGTCCTAGGATCAACAGCATAGTTGTCATAGGTTGTGTTTAGGTTAAATGTATTTGCTCTATTAGTTAAAGCAGCATTTTGTAATTTGGCATTTTGACCTATTCTCCAATTCTTAAAGTTGTCTGACGCTTGTAATACTTTTTGAGTATCATCATACTGCTTAACATTTCTGTTAGCTTCCAACTGATTAAACTGAGCATCCATTTGTCCTTGTATTGCAGCAAAACGATTAGCAGTTCCAACATTTCTACTATTTGTTCTACCAATTGCAGCAGCATTAGCAGCAAGATTTTGACCTTGTATATTAGAATTAGCTACAGCTTGTGGTCCACCTACGGCACCCAACGCGTTAGCCATTGTACCTGCAGAAGCATTATTTGCATTAACCGCACCTCTCCAATCATCAAACGTAGGACTAATAACTGTTCTTTGTACATCAGGTTGAAATGGTAGATATAAATTATCATCTATTAAACCAAGTGCAGTTAAGTTATTCTGATCTTGTTTCCACCACTCTGCTTTAGGTGGTGTATATTCTTCTGGTATAATTGTTTTTATTTCTTCACGTAGTTCTTCTTTAGGTTCTTCAGGAACTTCAGCATCTTTAAAAGTGAAAGGTCTTCTTGAAGAAGTCCAAGTTCCCATCTTACCATCATAACCTGTACCTACTCCTTTTTTAAATCCATAGTCTTTAATAAGAGCTTCAATTGCTGTAGCTTCATCTTCATCAGTAAACTCTTTTCCTACACGCTCACGCTCTGCTCTCATAGCAGCAACTTGTTCTGGTATACTTACTTCATTAAACCACTTTTGATATTTTTCAACTTCTGGATTTTTTTTATTACCGTATTTAGGTAAAGACTCTACCAAAGCATCTATCCCAGGATAGTTTGCATTGGCTTCTTTCCATCCTTCTAGATTTTGTGAAGCACCACCAAATAATCCATTGTCTTGATATCCTTGTACGTCACTGTAGGTGCTTGAACCAACCCCGTCATCATTAAATGTTATTCCCCATTCATTAGTATAACGATCTTGCATACTTTGATCAAATGCAACATTCTTACCTTTTTTGTTTTTCTTTTTATTATTGTTACCTGCAACTTCTTCTGTTACAACTTCTTCTTCCACAACTTCTTCTGTGGCTGTAGGAGAATATGTTTCTTTTATACTTGCTAATATTTTATCTACTCCATCTAAACCATTTGCATTATAAGCATCTGTTAATTGTTTTATTAAAGCATCTTGTGTTTCTCTATTTAAAACACTTGGTGTAATATTATTAAGCAAGCTTTGAAAATCAGGCGAGCTATTACCAAAAGGATCAAAAGATCCATCTTGTGCTTGTGGTAGCACCTCTGCACCATACTTAGCCATTTCCTGTTGAGGCATTTGTTCTTGTTGATCTACTTGTGCCATCATTTGTTGAAGCATCATCATTTGCTCTTGTTGCTCCGGTGGTAATGAAGCCATCAATTTCATTTGTGCTTCTTCTCTTGTTATAGCTTCCATTTTGGCAGTAAATTCTAATGGGTCAATTCCCTGTTGAACTAAATAAGGATGTGCTGCTAATGGCACACCATCTTCAAATTTCTTTTTAGATTCTTGTCCAAATGCAACTTTAGATAAATTCATCATGTTTTTCTTAAGCATAAGCTCAGATGTAACAGCTTGAATCTTATCCGCAAATGGTGATTCTAAATGGGCATAGTAATCATTAAGTTCATATTTTTTAGATAGTTTAGCCGGTGTCATTTTTTTCTTAGTATTAATACCAAATTCTGCCAGCTCATCTTTTGTAAATTTCATTTTATCTGTATCAGAATAAATAAATGATTGTTCAGGTAAAAACATTGGAACTCCACCAGCACTGTGCCTTGGTCCTGTAATGTTATATAATCCAAACTGCCCATCATTAGTTAAATCTGTTAATACAGTTTCTCCGCCTTCAGCTTCTATATTAGCTCTATCTCTAGGTACACTTGATAAGCTGTAACGTACATCTTTATCATCTGTGTTATTAAAGTTAGTATTACTATAGTACTCTTGTGGAGTTGTAACCAAACCATAATCAGCTTGATCACCGGTGTTAAGCATACCACCATGTCTCATAATTTTATCCTCAACGATTTTACCTTTAACTAATTTAAATCCTTCAGGTAATTTATTTATTTTAATCTTTGCCATAATTATAATATTTCAATATCAGCTCCTGCTGCAATTAATTTTGCTAATAATAATGAATCAACTGTTGCCATTTCACCACCTTCTTTTGCTATACCCATATTGGTTCTTACTGTTCTTTGACCTTCACTACCAAATGTTCCTGTATTAATATCCCACGCTCCTCTTTTAAGCATAGGGTTTTCTTTAGTAGCATATAAATTATCTGCAACCATATTGTTTCTATTATCAGCTTGTGCATCTTCAATGGCTCTATCCTTAAAAAAGTTGTTTACAACTCTCGCTCCTTGTACTGCAAACTCAGAACCACCAGTATAACCTTTCATTCCGGGACTATCCATAAATCTATTAAAGCCACCCTGAAACTTATTTGTTCTTTTAACAGTAGGATCAGAAAATTCTACTTCTTCCTCTTCTTCTGGTAAAAAACTTTTTAAATTAAGTTCAGCTTGAGGAGTAAACATAGATTGTGTTTGTTGTTGTTGAGGTGTAGCTCCTAAACCAGGATTCTCGTTTAACAATTGAGCATCAGCTACAGCTTGAGTGTCATCCATATAATTGGTTTGACCTGATAGTAAACTTGAAAAATAATCTCCTTGGTTTTTTAATTGATCTTCAGTGAAATTAAAATCAAACATACCCAGACCTATTTGAGCTTTTGGTAAACTACCTCCGTCTCTTAATTTATTTTTGTTGGTTTGAGTTTTTTGCCATTTATTATAACTTGTTGGATCTAAAGCTTTATGTTCTGCACTACCCACTTTGTAAGTTTTTTTCTTTCCAAATTTGTCTATTATAAAATCTTCTACATCATTAACTTTTTCTTTAACAAAGTCACTCGCTTTTGATATGAATTCTCCAGCTTCATTAACACCTTGTTGAATAAATGGCTTAGCTTCATTATATTTATCTTCAAAAAACTGTCCTGTTTTATTAAATATATTTTGTTTTGGTGTTTGATTTACTGGGGTAATTGAATTTGATTGAACACCCTTAAGGTAGTCTTGATATTGTTGTGGAGCGTTAGCACCCATTCTATTAAAAGAATCTTGCTTTGCCCATTCCTTAAAACTTAATACTTTAGCATCCATAATACTTGGTTCTCTAGTAAGATCTACTTCAGTATCTGGAATTGTAGAATTTTCTAACAGCTCGCTTGTGTTACCTTTACCAAAAGTATTATAACCCATCATAGTATTGTACTCATTAGGATTATCTACTCCGGCCAAAGGATAACTTATTGCACCTGTTACAGGATCAATACTTAATGTTGTTCCTTCTGGCATTCCATTAGCTGATGCATTACCATAATCTATAATTTGTTGCCTTGTATCAGCATCTATATCATCAAAGTAATTAAAGTTTTTACCAAACTCATATGTAGAGTTACCTTCTTTTTTACCAATACCAAAAAAACCTTTTCTTTCTCCATATATATCATCGTTCAACTCTCTACTAGAAATTAAAGCATCATACTTTCCTGTTTCAGTATTGTAATTTAATCTTGAATTTTCATTTACATCATCCGTAAATGTTTGTAAATCTCTTAAACCCCCATTATTCTTTGATGCATTGTATAAATCTAAATTATCATACGCATATGTATTAGGATCATTAGGATCTGTTTCTATTTTATAATTATAGTAATCACCTTTTTGTTGATTCCTTAATGCTCTTTTTCCTTTTGCATCTCTTAAAAATCCATCTCTTAAACCATCTTTATTTTTATCACCAGATCCCAACAATTTATTGATACCTGTTCCTAATACTTGAAGTCCGTCAGTTAAACTAAAATTATTTCCTGATTCAAAAGCTAAAGGGTTTACATAGTTTGGTGCTGCAGTCCATTCATCTCTTGCCTGCACTACTCCGTTAATAAAACGGTTACCTTTTTTATCTACTTCTAATCCTGTCTGTGCTTTAGGTGCATCATGCCCATAACCTGCTTCTTTAAGTCTAAGATGTGTTTCTATATCTTTAGCTCTTATCTTTCTATCACCTTTATACATAAAGTGTGGTTTAAAAGCTTTTTGTTCACCGCCTTCTTTTTTATTCCAACCTGCTGCATTCTTAGCAAAATTAGCCATCTTAACTACAGATGGGGGATATGCTTCTGTATTTGACATAACCTTATTAGCAGCTTCAGAAACACTCATACCACGAGCATCAGCCCATTTTGTAAACTTACCTTTGTTTTCTGGTTTGATTTCAATACCAGATTTTGCTTGTTGCATTTGAGACTCTTGAGTCATTGCTTCATTTCTAGCAATTTCTTGAGGATCTTGTGTTTGTTGTTCTGGAGATGCAGGTCCGGGAGGCTGCATCTTTTGTTGTACTTGTTCAAACAAAGTAACAATATCTTCCTGCGCATAACCTACTTGCATAAAGACTTGAGCAATAGTTTCTTGATCAACTTGTTGATCTACTAAACTCATAACTACCTCAACAGGATCTTCTCCATTATTAATAGACGTAGAAATAAATTCTGTAATTTGTTGTATAGCCGGATCTACTTGCTGACTTGCAGCTTGTCCACCCATTTGTTTTACACTTATTTTGTTTACTTTCACAACAGTTAATTTATATTATTAATATACAAATAAATCAAGAGACTTACTAATTTTTAAGGTTTAACGTTACCCTATAACATGTGTTAATACATAATTAGCGGGAGTCATTTGTTTAGCTTTTGCATCCTTATAGTGTAGTCTATTAAGTTTATCATATATCTTTTCAGCCTTAGATTCCATTTTACTACCTGTATAAACACCATTAATATAATTTTTATACATAATGTTATTTTCTATTTCACCACCTTTTTTTAACCTATCTAATTGTTCAAATTGCAAATATCGTGAATTACTTTTAACTCTACTTGAATAGTTAGATCTGTTATTCCATTTAGAAGGTAAGTTCTTCCACACATCTTTCTTCTCATCAGCTGTCAACTGTTCGTTATATCTAATACCTAATATTGTAGCAGTTGCAATTGCTGATTTTTGTGGATCTAAAAAATCTTTATTACTGATTATATCAAAGCCTTTTAATGCAGTTTTTTCTTTATCATTTAGCTGACTCCAACGTATCTGAGTATATCCCACACTGTTGTTGTCACCTTGTACATCATACGTATCATATTTTGATATAACATCAGGACTTGAACTACCTTGTCTGTCAAAATATTTGTTAGCAGCTCTTAACAAATTACCAGTACCACTATGTGTGTCACCAAAGTTTGACTCAGTACCATATATACCAAAAGCTATTTTTGCTATTTGATTGTACACATCTCCTGGTATTTGTGCAGCTTGCATTATTTCTTTTTTATTTTTCTCTAATGCATTGATGAAAGGTTTTGTTGTATTATTAAATTCTTCATCATCATTAAAATCAAAAGTAGAATACACTTTTTCTTCAAATAATTTTTTATCTAACTTTGCACGTATAGGTTTATAAGATAAAGTAGAAGTACTATAGTTACCCCCTTGACCTTCTTGCTTATCACCTCTTAAATCTGTATACTCCAAGTAATCTTTTCTATTCTTACTACTCATTCTCATCACAGCTTTACCATCTACTTGCTGAAATGAATTACCCTCATCCTCCGGTAATATAAATACAGGCGTACCCGTTGGTAGATTCATATTATATAAAGCTTGTAAATCAGAACACTTACCATTAATACAACCGTTGGATGCACTATTGTTTTCAAGGTTGCCGTCATCAAAAAACTTATTTCTAAATCCAGGTGTACCATGTATAGATGTTCCTACTTGTATACCACTTTCATTCAACAAATTAAAAGATGGTGCATTTTGATATCTGTTCTCAGAAGTAGGAGCACTTTGATTTATAGTATAAATACCAGCACCTGTTGATCTGTTACCAGCCATCCAGTCTGTTTTATACTTACCTCCTCTTTTGTCAGCCGCAGTAGTTATACCATCTTTATTATAATCTATTACATTTGTAACCGTTTGAGCATCTCCATCATTCGCACCCGTTAAAACTTCAAAATCCAAATCAACTTCATCACCTCTATATAATTTTAGCCTTTGTGTTTTTTTATCAATTACAACATATGCTTGATTCGGGTTATTTAGTAACTGTGAATTTATAATAATATTTTCATCAGTAAGTTGATTTACTTTGTCATTGTTTTTTTGAATATCATCTACACTATACCATGCCTCATCTTTTAATGGTTTTTCTTCTCTATAAGAATCCGGTAAGATTAATTCTTGATTAACATTAATTTTATTTACATCTTGTATATTATTTAACTTAGCTAATTGAGTAACGGAAGTATTATACTTAGTTGCTAACTTTCCTAACGTATCACCAGATTTAATTGTGTATCTGTTAAGCGTAGAGTCCTGTGATATTTCAGGTACAACTAATTCTTGATTTATATTAATCATGTTAGGGTCTGATATATCATTTAACCTAACAAGTTCATCAACAGATGTTTTATATTTATTAGCAATTTTACCTAAGTTATCTCCAGCAGAAACTATGTATTTTTCACCACCTTCTTGAAATGTTTTATATCCATTCTTAATACCTTCTTTTCCTGCTGCTGTTTTACTTTCTAAAAAACTAGCTCTGTCTCCATCAGCCTCTACATTTTTATGACCCGTTAACCATACGTCTAAAGAAGATATATTACCGTCTGCAAAATCTGAAAGCTTTGTTTTTGATTCAATTAAATTTGCTAAAAACAATGCATATTGATCTTCTGAAGATAATTCATCAGCTGATTTAGCATTTACAATACTATCTTTTATAGTAAATCCTTTTGCATCTGCAACATTTTTATATCTTTTTAATGCTGTGTCAAATGACTCACCCTCAAATTGAAACAAACCTCTACCAGGTCCACCTTGATATTGTTTAGCTTTTGGGTCCATTCTTGACCATGGACTTGATTCATGATAAGCAATTGTGTCTGCTAATTGACCCCATGTATCTACTGTACCTCCTCTAGTATCTACTAGATAATTAGATAAAGCATTATAATCTAATACATTAGAATTTTTAGATACTCCTGTTTTTGGCATAGGGGGAGATCTATCTATTTTATTTGGTAAAACTAATTGTTGACCTAACTTTAAATTTTCATAATCTAAATCAGGGTTGGCTTCTTTTAATGCGTTCCATGGTATTTTATTTTTATTAGCAATACCATAGAATGTATCTCCTTTTTGTACTTTATATTCTCCTGTCTCACCTCCGGGTTGTAACTCATCTAAAGGTGTTTTTCTATAACCCCTTATAGGATCTTTTTTATAAAAATTAAAGTTATCAACATTTCTCATTTTAGGTTTCATAATGCCTATATCACCAACAAATTTGTTGAATGGTTTTGGATCCATCTGCATAACTTGCATATATGCTGGTTGAAAATATGAATCCATACCCTTATACTTAGTTGGGTCTGACGGATTAAATTCCATTAAAAAATCTGAACTTCCAGATCTACCTCTAGTATTACGCAAACCATCTAAACCTGGTTTTGCTGTTTTATCATACTTAAAAAATGTTTCACCTTTCTTAAAGAATGGACCATTATACCTTTTATTTAACTGAAATTGTCCAAGTGGTGCATTTTTAAGTTCTTCAAGTTTTAAAGCAAATGCTTTAGGATCTATTTCTTCTCCTATTTCTCTAACAGTACGTGTTGTTTGTGCATCAACAATAGCTGGTTTACCAACTTGCCTTAACCATTTTTCATTATTTTTGTTGAGTTGTAAAAATTCAGGAAGTTTAGAATCTATGTTATTATATGCAAAAGGATTATATTTATATGTATTTTTAGGTATATATTTAGTTACATTCTTTGCTTGTGACAACGTAGCAGGAACAACAGGCAAAGCACCTAAAGCATCAAACCCTGCATCTATGTAATTACCTTGTTCTAAATTTCTTTTTGATGAAGTAGCATATTTAAGCCATGCAGCAGGATTTAAAATGTCAAACGCATAAGTATCATACTCATTTCTGTTTTCTGCTTTAATCGGAATACGGTCAGGTAAATCTTTTCCTTGCGTTAAATAACTAAGTGTAGTCATAGGACTAGCCATATAGTCTAAAGCTTTTTCATACCATGCTGGTTCTTCATACTGTGATATAGTTGCCTGCTCGCGTCCTTTCTGTGCCAAGGGTGTTTCAAATACAACATCACCAGGAAACTTATAATCATTACCTGGTATCATTATTTGTTCATTACCCAAATTGTCTGTACCCTTAACAGGAAAGTCTACATCTTCCATAGTAATATTACCTGACTCAATTATATTGTAAGGATTGTTTACATCTTTACTGTAACGCTTATAACCTTCTACAGATATATGTTGAGTTATATCTTTTAAAAACTCATTTGGTCCACCAGGTAATCCTATGCTTTTTTTGTTTTCCATTATCTCAGAGATATAAGTAATTTAGTATTATTTAATCTTAACAACATTTTTCTATTACCAGAATTTGATCTTCTTAATATTACATTTGTAAAGTAGCTTCTAAATTTTTTATGTTGCAATGGTGATTTTAAATAATTCAAATTAACAGTATTTAAATTTTTGATATATCCGTTATACTCTGTATTCCATATAGGTTGTTCAGCATTTGTAAATTCACCTCTATCATTAGTTACATCCCAAAATTGATTAAACCTATATTTTTGTTCAACCTTAGAACATAAAATATCAATGTTGTTTGTATTGATAATAGGATAACTTAATTCTAAAATAGGATTGTTGAATGGTGTAGGTGTTAACTTTAAAAGTCCTGATACTTGCTCACTATTATATATAACAGCTTGATCAAAATTAAAAAGTAAATCTTCCCATTTGTCATCACCACATGCATTACCCATTACACCTTTGTATACAAAAGCTTGCATTTGATATTCAATACTCCTTAGTGTATTTACTTGTTGACCTGTATTAGCAACTAACTCTACTTCCCATGGATAATCAATACCATAAAAATTAGCATAGCTATCACATCTTTCATTATGTCTCCATATTGTACCCACTTTGTTACTACCCGGTACAGTGTCGTAATAAAAATAATTACAAACTTGAGGTGTTGGATCAACCCAAGCAGGATCACCAATAGAAAATATCTTTGGAGATGTACTTGGACATATTCCTGTAACAGTTGTTACTGCATCCGATATTGGTGCAGTTGGACATTCACATGTAACTTTTCTACATATTGGTTGTTGTTCTGGTAAATTACTACATGTACCTGATGCTTCTGTAAATAAACCACCTGTTGTAGGATTAGGATAAACTAAAGTATATCCGGTAGGACATGTACATACAAAAGGAATTGAACACAAAGATCCTGCTACATTATTTGCAACAGACTCTAATTCAGAATTATTCTGAGCATTCATTGTATACTGATTTGTTCCTGGAGTACTACTAGAAGTATTATAACGTGTATTAGATAAACTATCTAAAATAACAGCAGAACTAGGTACATTTGTATTTGATCCACAAAATACACCTATAAGTTCTTGTTTATTAGCAGCACCTAAATTAGTTAATGCCCAAGATCCTGTATTTTGAGGTTGACTTACACCACTTATAATAGTTGGACTTTGTTGTTGTGATACTTGTCCACTATTTGCTTGTGTACCACCAGTACCATCTGTAACTGTAATTAACAATTGTTTAAAGAAACTACTTGATGATCTATCACCAAGACTAGAACCGGCTTTATTATTTAACAGTGCTAAAGCTCCACTTCCTGTTGTTGGTGAATTTGCATTTCCAAAAATTGCTTGTTGAGCATTTGTGCCACCACCAGCCCAATTATTTAAATACCAATTTATAATATCAATACGAGATTTAGTATTTGACATAGGATCCCATGGTGTTGAACCACCTGCCCACCCAGTAAATCCAATTTGCATATTACCAGATGTTAATTCTGATTGAATTGCAGAGTCTTGTAAAAATACATCTAACCATCTTAATTGTGCAGTAGATCTATTTGTATTACCCATAACTCCAGTAACAGGATTGTAATTAGGAGTACCAGTACTACCAGACCAATCCATTGCAATAACAACGTCTATTAAACAATCTGTTGACCCACCTGTAACAGTTGATACAACATCATCTACTGTTACTGTTGATAATGCTGTTTCATTTATTAACTGCTCACATAATCCTGTATCAGCATTTAAACCATATCCAGGAGGACATTGTGTTACATCAGTAGTAATAGTCTTTGTTGTAAAAAAATGATTTATACTTGGTAAAGAAAACTCCGGGTGCCAATCATGAAATGATATCCATGCTTTAGCTTTAGGATCATAACTAATAGTCCAAGAACAATCTTCAAAGTATAAAGGATCGCCTAATACTATAGGTACTCCTCCACCTGCTACTAAGCTTGATAGAATAAAACCTTCTGATTCATTATAACTTATAATTGATATATATTCTTGTTTAACTCTGTAATCCTTTTTCATAAAATAAATTACATCATCATTCTGATCATAAATAGATTGACAGCCAACACCTGCTATTGGGTTATCTGATAATACAGATTGTTCCAATTCTGGATATTGTTTAACTAGCTGTGAAGGTAAGTATTGTTCAAACCACCACTTCATTCCATTATTAGATATAGCTTCTAATCCTTTGCCAGCATAATTAAATATCTTTCCTTGAGCTTGAGAAATATAAAATAAACCCATAGGCGTATTAATAACACTTCTTAAACTTTCACAAGAACCATATTCATTTGATAAATCTGAATTAGCTACATTTTGAAATGGTTGACTAAACAATCCACCATCACCTATAGTTAATTTAGTATCTAAACCTGTTTTAAGAGTGTCTAACCCTTGAAACATTTGTGGTGATAAGTAAGGGAAGAATATTATAGCTCCACTTTTATTTATAGGTTTTATTACATTTACCTTACTCTTAAAATCTTTATAGTTAAAATTTAAAAATACTCTCCAATAATCTTTTTTAGATTCTTCTTGTGCTTGCAAAGAATATATAAGTCTTTTAGGTCTTGCTACATAACAGTTTTCTGCTACATAAGGATCATAAAATCTACCTTGCATTTGACCCCAAGATGATAATTGACTTGGAAATTTAGATGGACTTAAAGACTCATCATATTTATAAAAGTTATCTATCTTTTGTATTTG